AAACTATAGAACTAATTCCAGGCGGAAAGTATGTTACACAATTCTGGGCAGATCTAAATGATGCTATGCAAAGTAAACTTGGATTTGGATTGCCGCTTACGTTAACTGATAAAGAAACTCAAACTGCTAGTAACGCAATTGGTTTTGAGGCAGCCAGTCGGCGAGGAAGAGCTAGGAGGCTTTCAGGACCTAATCAACCAAATCCTAACTCTACAGCTAATATTGCCGAAGGAACAACAATTACTCCAGATTATGGCGCTATGAAGGGTGTAGATAGCAGTGCCGATCGTAGACTTGGCAAATTGGTATTTAAAGACGGCAAATGGCAATCACCAAACATAACAGCTATGCAAGAGATGGTTGATTCGATGCCGATGTATGGCAACGCCGCCATGGCCAGAGAATACACGCAGGCGCAAATTTTTAGCGACCAAGCTCTTTTAGAAAGCCTAGATACGTCTCGTTTAAACACACTAGGGCAGAAACAAGGCGGTATAGATAAATCACATCTTGTTCAGGTGTATGGCACATCATCTACTGAAGATGTGAATGCCAAATATGGTGCTAAATTTCAAACAATGGTTGACACGTTAATCGGTTTTGGGTTAAATGTTACAAAACTAAAGGCACAAACAGCATCAAAAGCACAGTTAGCAATTGAAACAGAGAAATATGGATCACAATGGTATAGTGGGATATCTTCCGAACAACGTAGAATATTTGAAGAAGGATTAACACAGAAAGGATTTCTTCGAAAACCAGCTGAAGGGTTGGTAGACATGCTTGTAAACGGAAGAATTACAGCATTAGCGCCAATAGGTCCTCATAAAGATCCTAACAAATTTAGAACAGGAACACTACAAGAAACAGGTAGGCTGTTTAATGATTTTGGACGAAAAAGACAAATAGAATTAACAGGAGATAAAGCAATTTTAACAAAACCGCAATTTGATACAATCAAAGAAGGTGCCGCTCAGATTCCTATGAAAGATCTTGTAAATTCTGTAAATAGTAGTGTTCAGGAAATGATACGCTTGACAAAAGCTGAAATTGCTTATAACAGATCAATGTTAAGCGTTGCGTAATTGGGAGAAGACTTTGAGTTGGAAAAAATATTTTACACCAGTACCCACAGCAGGCGGTACAACGAATTACAGTCCATTAGGTAACGGTAGTCAACCGGGTCCAGCCCGTTCGAACTATTCTAGTTTTTTACCTGATGTTTATGCTGGCACACCAAATCGTGTTGAGCGTTATATGCAGTATAATACTATGGATATGGANAGTGAGGTAAATGCTGCACTAGATATTCTAGCAGAATTTTGCTCACAACAAAATAAAGAAAATAATACAACGTTTCAAATTTACTTCAAGAATGATCCAACTCAAACTGAAGTAAAATTGTTAAAGGAAGGCTTACAGAAATGGTTTAGATCAAACCAATTCGATACTCGCATGTTTAGAGTAGTGAGAAATTGCTTTAAGTATGGAGATGAGTTTTTCCTTAGAGATCCTGAGACTGGAAAACTATTTCATATTGATCCATCAAAGGTTACAAAGATTATTGTTAATGAATCTGAAGGTAAAAAGCCTGAACAGTATATTATCAAAGATTTAAATTTCAATTTTACAAATCTTGTAGCAACTTCAATTCACCCTGACAATCATAATACACCTGCTGGAACAGGCGCTTATGTAAGTGGCGGTGCTCTTGGAAGAGGTATGGTAGGAGCTTCTCCCCAGTCTACAGGATCTCGCTTTTCAACAGAACAAAATGAAACAGCAGTAGATGCTGAACATGTTGTTCACCTAAGTTTATCAGAAGGGTTAGATAACAATTATCCTTTTGGTAACTCATTACTTGAAAGTGTTTTCAAAGTTTATAAACAAAAAGAATTACTTGAAGATGCTATTATTATCTATCGTGTTCAAAGAGCACCAGAGCGTAGAGTGTTTTATGTTGACGTGGGTAACATGCCAGCACACATGGCTATGAGCTTTGTTGAGCGTGTTAAAAATGAAATTAATCAAAGACGTATTCCTAGTAATACAGGCGGTGGAGCAAATGTTATTGATGCTAGTTACAATCCGCTTAGTATTTCAGAAGACTACTTCTTTCCACAAACAGCAGAAGGAAGAGGTTCAAAAGTTGATACACTACCAGGCGGTACTAACCTAGGTGAAATTGACGACTTAAGATACTTTACAAATAAACTATTCCGTGCTTTGAGAATTCCTAGCAGTTACTTGCCAACTATGCCAGACGACAGTCCAGCACAGTTTAACGACGGCAAAGTCGGAACTGCTTACATACAAGAATTGCGTTTTAATGAATATTGTAAACGATTACAAAAACTTATTATTACAGAACTTGACCACGAATTTAAACGTTGGTTAATTAAACAAGGCGTTAATATTGATAACAGTTTGTTTGAAATTACATTTAACGCACCACAAAACTTTGCTTCGTATAGACAAGCAGAGCTTGATAACAATAGAGTACAAACATTTGCCGCCCTACAAGAAGTTCCGTATATGAGTAAACGATTTGCTCTGAAACGTTTCTTAGGTCTTTCACAAGAAGAAGTTACTGAAAACGAAATTATGTGGAAAGAAGAAAATGGTACTAAAATTGCGCAAGAAGCGGAAGCATCAGCACAGATGAGAAGTGTTGGTGTAAGTCCTAATGATATGTCAGCTGAAGCCGGAGCACAAGATGCCGAAGCAACAGATGATATGGCAGCCGCAGCCGCAGGAGATACACCTGATGCGACAGCACCTGAAACAGGCGCTACAGACACAGGAGTATAAATAGTATTATGAAACTGATGGAATTCTTTTATTTTGATGATAAGAAAATGGATTACGCTAACGACGAGCGTTATTCAAATGAACGTGATATTAATGTTGTTGAAAAAAGCGACAGCAGAAAAGTACGTTTGACTCTTCGTCAAATCAATCAACTTCGTAAAAACAGCGAAGCACATGAGTTTGAAAAAGCGGCTGAACTAGAATTTATACAGGGTATGTATGGACAACCAACCGCAGAAGAACTTGCCGCACAACAATCTTAACGTAGCATTTGTATTAGGTAACGGAACAAGTCGCAAGAAAATTGATCTACGACAGTTACAGAAGCATGGTAAAATCTATGCTTGTAATGCTGTTTATAGAGAATTTACCCCTGACTATTTGATTGCTGTTGATGCTAAAATGGTAAAAGAAATAGTCAATAAAGGGTGGCATCTACGTAATCAAGTATGGACTAATCCTAATAAAGATGTACGTACAATACCAAATTTACATTTTTTTAATCCACATAAAGGGTGGTCAAGTGGACCTACAGCATTATGGCTTGCTAGTCAGCATGGGTATGATGCTATCTATATTATAGGTTTTGATTACGAAGGGTTGAACGGAAAGGTAAATAACGTTTACGCAGATACACCGAATTACAAACGTAGTTCGGACCAGGCAACATATTTCGGCAACTGGGCTAACCAAACCGAGAAGATACTAAGGGAATTTACAAGGCAACGGTATTATAGAGTATGTGATAAAGATGTCTTTGTACCAGATAATGTACAAAGGGTTACAAACAACTTTAGTCACGTATATTTTGAAGATTTTGAACAAGAATTCCCTGGTACGGTATTTAAATAGTCAGAATTGTTCAAAAAAGCACCATTTAATGGGTAATATACTGTTATTATGTAAATACTTATTGACAGCTTACCAATTTCAGGAGGATTATTATGTCAGAACAAAATTCAAAGATTGCTGAAATGCTAGATCATCTTGTCAACGATGACACAGCGAAAGCAGAAGAACTATTCCACGAGTATGTGGTAGAAAAATCAAGAGATATTTATGAAGGTCTTATTGAAGACGAAGTTGAAGAAGCAACTGAGGATGATGATGAGGCTGTAGAAGAAGCATCTGAAGACGAAGACGAAGCAGTTGACGAAGCATCAGACAACGATGACGACGATGCTGTTGAAGAGTCAGCAGACGCAGACGANGAAGAAGTNGAAGAAGGCTTTGACGAAGTTGAGCTAGAAGGCGACGACGAAGAAGGCGACGCAACAGATATGTTTGCTAAAGACGCTGAAGATGGCGAAGAAGGCGAAGAAGACGACATGGAAGGTGGTGATGAGCCAGCAACTAAAGATGACGTTATGGACCTTAAATCTGCTATCGACGAATTAGAAGATGCATTTAAAGCATACGCAGAAGGTGAAGACGAAGGCGATATGGAACCAGAAATGGATGACATGGAAGCAATTCAACAGCCAGAGTTTGAATCAGAAGAAGGTGCTGAAGATTTAGAAACAGTACGTGAATATGCTAACGATGTTAAAGACGGTCACGGTGCTGAGAAAAAAGGTAAAGCAGAAACTGCTGATAACAAAGCATCACCAGTAGCAAAACCAAACAATATGGGCGGCACAACTGCTAACATGACAAAAGGCGGCGAAGGCGGCGGATCAGAAACTGGTCTAACTGGCAAGCCAAAAGACATGAATACAAAGAACATCAATAAAGTTGGTGGATCAAACGACGGTGAACGCATGAGCACAAACGGAGCAGGTCACGGCGCAGAGAAAAAAGGCGCAGGTGAAGGTTCCGCAGACGCAACAAGCATCATCGGCAGTAAGTAATCGGAGCCCAGTAGGTGAAAAATACTTTAACAGAACATCTTAGTTTTGACCAAGCTCAGTTACAACTCGAAAGGGCCGAAGAGGGAGATGATAAGTCTTTGTACCTAAATGGCATTTGTATCCAAGGTGATATTCGTAATGCTAATCAAAGATTTTATCCTACTTCTGAAATTGCTCGGGCTGTCAAAACCCTTAACGATCAAATTGAGGGCGGTTATTCAGTGTTAGGTGAAGTTGATCATCCTGCTGATTTACGCATTAATTTGGACCGTGTTAGTCACATGATTACTAAAATGTGGATGGATGGTCCAAACGGCTACGGAAAAATGAAGGTTCTACCTACGCCCATGGGACAATTAGTACAAACCATGTTGCAAAGTGGAGTCAAACTAGGCGTTTCCAGCAGGGGCTCCGGTAACGTTTCCGAAGACGGTAATGGTAAAGTATCAGATTTTGAAATTATTACAGTAGATGTTGTTGCGCAACCAAGCGCACCAGGCGCATATCCAACACCAGTATATGAACATCTAATGAATACATTAGGCGGTGAAAAGGCATTTAAAATAGCAAAAGAAGTTCAAGGCGACCCAAAGGCACAGAAGTATATCGCAGAAAGCCTGGTGAATATCATCAGGAAACTGAAATGATCTGTAGGAGAATCACATGATTGATATTGTTAAACAACTGTTCGAAAACGATGTGATTTCCGAGGAAATGAAATCGGAAATTGAATCTGCTTGGTCAAGTAAGATTCAAGAAAACCGTGACCAAGTCACCGCAGAACTTCGTGAAGAGTTTGCTCACAAATATGAGCATGATAAGTCTACAATGGTTGAAGCTGTTGATAAAATGGTAAGTGAAAGACTACAATCTGAACTAGCTGAACTAGCTGAAGATCGTAATCAACTTATCGAAGCTAAAGCCAAGTATGCGAAAAAGATGGAAAAAGATACTAAGAAAATGGAAGGATTCGTCCTACAAAAATTAGCATCTGAACTATCAGAGTTACACGAAGATCGTAAAAGCGTAGCGGCAAATTTTGCTAAGTTAGAGAGTTTCATTGTAGACGCTCTTTCTAAAGAAATTGCAGAATTCCACTCAGACAAGAAAGACTTAGCGGAAGCAAAGGTTAAACTTGTACGTGAAAGCAAAGCAAAGTTTGAAAAAGTCAAGTCAGATTTTATTGCCAAATCTGCTAAACTAGTTGAAGGCGTAGTTAAGTCTAAACTAGATAGTGAAATTGGACAACTAAAAGAAGACATTGAATCTGCTCGCAGAAATGACTTCGGTCGCAGGATTTTTGAATCCTTCGCAAGCGAATATGCTTCAAGTCATTTAAATGAAAAATCGGAAACTGCTAAACTAATGAAAGTTGTTGAGCAGGCTAAAGATGAGTTGGCTGAAGCACAAAAAGAAATTGCTAAGAAGCAAGAAATTGTAGAAAGCAAGGAACGTGAAGTCCGTATTGCTCAGGATATGGCATCACGTAAGGACATTATGAGCGAACTATTAAATCCGCTTACTGGAGAGAAAAAATCAGTAATGAACGAGTTACTTGAGAGTGTTAAAACTGACAAGTTACACGCGGCATTTGAAAAGTACTTGCCAGCCGTTATGGCAGGCGATGCTCCCAAGGCAAAGGCAAAACTGGTAGAAGGCAAAGAAGTAACAGGCGATAAAGAAACACAGGCACAAACAATCAGCAGTGAGGACAAAACTGCTGCAATATATGACATCCGCAAGCTCGCGGGACTTAAAGTTTAAGGAGATAAAATTATGTCAGAACTACTCGAGTCACGCTGGCAGGAAACCAAAGGCGCTCTATTAGAAGGCCTTGATGGAACTCGCAAATCAGTTATGGACGTAACTCTTGAAAATACTAAAAAGTATCTTTCAGAGTCGGCTACAGCTGGTGCTACTTCTGCCGGTAACGTTGCTACCCTAAATCGTGTGATCCTACCTGTGATCAGACGTGTAATGCCAACAGTCATTGCTAATGAACTAGTTGGTGTACAACCAATGACAGGTCCAGTTGGACAAATCCACACTCTACGTGTTCGCTATGCGAGTACAGATAGCGGTGCTGGTGTAACAGCTGGTGAAGAGGCGTTAAGCCCATTCAAGATTGCGGCTGCCTACTCAGGTAACTCTGCAGATCCAGCTAAAGGTGGCTCAACAGCTTCTTTAGAAGGTGAAGCAGGTAACAAGATGTCAATCCAGATCTTGAAGCAAACTGTCGAAGCAAAAACCAGAAAGCTATCAGCTCGCTGGACTTTTGAAGCGGCTCAGGATGCTCAAGCTCAACAAGGTATTGATATCGAAGCTGAGATTATGGCTGCATTGGCTCAAGAAATTACTGCTGAAATTGATCAGGAAGTAATTAACAGCCTACGTGATCTTGCTGGAACTGGTTCAGAAACATATGACCAGTCTGCGGTATCAGGTACTGCTACATTTGTTGGTGATGAACATGCTGCACTAGCTGTTCTAATTAACAGACAAGCAAACCTAATCGCTCAGCGTACACGTCGTGGCGCAGGTAACTACGCAGTAGTTTCACCGTTCGCGCTAACAATCCTTCAAAGTGCTACAACTTCAGCGTTCGCAAGAACAACTGAAGGTACATTTGAAGCTCCAACTAACACTAAGATGGTTGGTACTTTGAATAACGCTATGAAGGTATATGTAGACAGCTATGCTGCAAATGACGCACCTGTTCTTATTGGTTACAAAGGATCAAGTGAATCAGACGCACCTGCGTTCTACTGCCCATACATTCCATTAATGAGCAGTGGCGTAGTGTTAGACCCAGGCACATTTGAGCCTGTAGTTTCGTTCATGACTAGATATGGATATGTTGAGTTAACAAACACAGCATCATCTCTAGGTAATGCTGCAGACTACTTGGCACGTGTTGAAGTCACAGACACAAGCGTATCATTCAAGTAATATTACTTGGAACACTAAAAGGGCCTCTTACGGGGCCCTTTTTTTATGACTTGACAATCTTATCAAACTAGTATAATATATACAAGTATGTTAGAAGTCAAAACATGGGAAGATTTTCAAAAGCTAAGAGATCAATTTGCTACTTGGCGTAAAAGACATCCTATGTTTTCTCATGATGTTAGAGCTATAGAAAAAAGTATTGAGGTACATATGAAAATTCATATGGACCATATTATCAAATATAAGCAATCAAGAAAAGAGCAACATTTAAAAAATGCTCAACATGAACTAGATCAAATCAATAAAATACTTAATACTGTTAGTAAAGTAGAATTAATGGCAATTCTTTCGCAAGGATAAATACTTGTGTCAGATAGTGTGCCGCAAGGCGGACTTATGCTGTACCCACAGCGTACCGGATAGAACCCGGATAGGACTACTTTTATAGGAGAAAACAAATGGGAAGACCACTAAACAAAAAATTCTTTGGACCACCTACAGCAGGTGGAAATGAAATCAAATGTGATTTTTATGGTACATCAGGCGTACTTGAAGGTTACATTGTAAAGCAATTAGGATCTAAGAAGTTCCGTGTTGCCGCAATCGGTACACCAGCAACAACTTATGATCGTTTCTTAACAACAGGTAAATTAGCATCAGCACTAACAGGTACTGAAATGGCTATTACTATGTTAATGGATGATTCAGAAACTTATCAAGTTTCAAAAATTGCTGGACGCAGAGCGACACTAGTTGCTCCAGATGGCACAGGTTCTAACGCATACGATGGAAAATCAGTTCCATGGAACTTCACAGTATCTACTAGTGATGGCGCGGCACAAGTTGAAGAAGCTGGTGACGACGATACACTTGTTGGTACAGATGACGACGATTTCGCTAATGCGTAATTGATTAATGTGTGGGGGAGAAATCCCCCACATAGTTTAAGGATTTAGAATGGCTGAAATACTACAAACCAGTAACGATTATACTATTAAGACTAGAGATAACGGAGAGATCAAACTCGACGTTGGACCTTCATCTGGTACAGGAGTAGTACGTGTTACTGCTGGGTTAATTGTTGAAGGTCAAACTACTACAGTTAATTCTCAACAACTATCAATTCAAGATAACATGATTACACTTAATACCGGTGAAACTGGAAATGGTGTTAGTCTTACAGTTAGTGGACTTGAAGTTGATAGAGGCTTCGCATCCGGCGTTAGAAATCCATATGCTGTTTTTAGATTTAACGAAACAGATGATAGTTGGGAAATTGTAGAAAGAGATACTTCAGCTAGATTTAATAATAGTGCTCTAAAACTTAAAACTATCTTAACTGATAGCTTTACAGATGGTGGCGATTTAACTTTATTAGGTCAAGGTACTGGGGTTGTAAAAGTAGACGGAACAACTAATTATCATTTAAATGTTTCCGGCGACAACGACATTCCAAACAAAAAATATGTAGACGTTGCTCTTAATAACAGACAACCAAACAATAAAATTCAAAGAGACGACACGTATGTTATTGCTCAAGACGTTGATGGCGGCGCACAAGGTAATGCTATTATGCACCTTGGTACATCAACTATTAATTCTAGAGGAATTGGTTACCAAGTAGGCGACGAATTAGTGATAAACGAAGGTACTAGAATTAGAGATGCTAAGTTTCAGGTTGATACTATTGATCCGCAAGGAAGAATTTTAACAGTAACAATGACTGATCATGGAAGATTTTCAGCATTGCCGGCATCGAGAATTAATGTACAAACTATTACAAACAGTATACAAGGTAGCGGAGCAACATTTGATTTGTTGTATAACGTTGCTGAAATACAGTTATCTAACAGAGGTAACGACTATGATTCTGTTACTGTAAATTTTGTAGATAATGGAGGCCAAATACGTATAGCTACAGCAACAGCGGCGATTGATTTAAATCCATTTTCTGTAACTTATAGACAAATTGATACAATTACAGTTAGTGATGGCGGAAATTATGAAGACATTCCAAGTGTTACATTTTCAGCAGGCCTTAACGCTTCATTACCAGAAAGTCAAGTACAAGTAGTTGTTGAAGGCAATCCGGTTGCTACATTCTATTCAAATAGAACGTTGTTTGGCGATTTAGAAATACTAGGTAATACAATTTCAAACAATACTACAAATGGTAATATTGTATTGAGAACACAAGGAACAGCTTCTGTTGAGATTCCTAGAGCATTACAATATAACTTTACAGGAGAAGTAGTTCCTTATATTTCAGGCGCTAGTTTAATGTATGGTGATATGGATGAGTCTGTATCAGCACAGCCTACGCCAGGCGGAACTGGTCTATTTTATAATAATTCTAAGCAAACGCTGTCTTGGCAAGAATGGGTAACGAACAATCCGGATCAAAACATTACTACTGGAAACCTTGTTCAGTATCCTGCTAAGAATGAATTAATAAGTAAACAGAAAGCACTAGCATTTAGTATGCTGTTTTAGGATAATGAGATGATTGAAAACAAACAACTTACAGTAGATATTGAACCGATTTATACTTCACCAGGAACACCAGGTGATGTAAATGTTCAAAGTGCTATTACAACATTAATTTTTTGTAATACCACAGACCCAGATGATTCCACTATAGCACCTACATCAGGAGCATATGGCGGAGATACAAATATTGATGTTTATCTAGTCAAAGCAGGAGCAACACCTGATCCGACAGTAAACGCAATTATTAAAAACATGAGAGTACCGGCAGGCGAAACAGTATTCTTTGATACAGAACGAATTGTATTAGGCGCTGGAGAAAGCATCCAAGCAAGATCTTCAGAAAATAATAAAGTAATCGCAACAGTTAGTATTTTACCGGTGTAGAGAATGAAATATTTAAAAACGCAAAACTTGTCTAAATTTAATATCCAAGATGATACTCTTAAAGTTTCTCATCCTTTTGGACAAGTGACTATTAATTCTAGAGATAGTATTCTTTTACCTAAAGGAGAAATTGACTTTAGAACTTATTATCCATTTGAAGGTATGGTGCGTTATACTACATCTGATACATCACAACATGAAATTTCAGACATTGCTAAACATTATCCTAACAGTGCTATTGGACTTGAAATTTATCATGAAGGTCGTTGGGTTCCAATTAGATCGTCAGAACCAGCAAGAATAATTAAACAGAACTTGGGTGTTGGTAACTATGATGTTGTTACACAACCAGTAGAAGAATTAAGTCAATATTTTCCAACATATGATGCTAATAGAAATCACACAGGTTTAACTTATGTTCCTGGATTAGCACACGGAAAAGATCCACAAGATTATATCGATAACTTTATTGTTATTGTTGAGAACGTTATTCAAATTAGTGGCGTAAACTATGAACTTTATCAGTCACAAGGCGAAATAGTTGGATTTGCTATTACAAGTGCAGGTTCAAGCGATCATACAACTATGTCAATTAGTATTAGTACTTCAGACTCAACAGGTGCTGGCGGCTCATTTACAGCCAACCTTGATGGATCCCCGGGCGCATTAGACAGTGTAACTGTCGTTGATGGCGGCAGTGGATTTAATGATGCTTCTTTAATTTCTGTAACAGCAACAGGTGATGGAACAACTGACCCTACACTAGAAGCGTATGTTCTACAACCAGGATGGCATTTAAAACTATTAAGTGCTGTGCCTGATACAAAGCCAGTTTACACATATTTCGGCTACGATCAATAATCTACCCTTCCTTACAATAAATACAATGTAAGGAGCATTTCATGTCTACATTAGGGCGAATTTCAGGATCAATGCTAAAAGCAAACCTCGAGAGACTCGGGGTCGACTTAGCAGTTGAGAATGATTTATTATATCTAGATGTTGTTAACGGCAAAGTCGGTATCAACACGGATATTGCTCCTAGAGAACTCACAGTCGATGGTACATCAGTAACTACAAACTTAATTGTTGACTCAGGATTACTTCAAGTTGCTGATACAACAATTAACGGCGAAACAGGTGTTATTTCATCTGTCGGCTCTATTCCTATTACAATAGATTCCCATTCAGGAAACTTAATTTTTACAGAAGTTTCCATCAATGACTTAAACTTTAATAACAGTACCATACAAACAACAGTAACAAATTCTAATTTAGAAATTAGAACAAATGGTACTGGTCGGATCGAGTTTGGTACAGATGACAGTTCATTTACAGATGTACGAATAACAGAAAACTTACATGCTTCTGGAGATGTTACCCTTGATGGTGATATAACTTTCGGAGACAGTAGTGCTGAAGATAGATTATCAGTGTACGGTAAAATTTCATCGGACATACTTCCATCTGTAACTGATTTGTACAATATTGGTTCCCCTACAGAAAAATGGAAAGAAGTACATTCGAGAACTATTAATGGTGAGTATCTTGTAACTACAAACTTTGGTGTTCCGGGCATTACTACTATTAGTGCTAGGCCAGGTAATACTTGGTATGTTAGTTCTGTTGAGGGCGATGACACAAATGTTGGTGATCATCAAATGGGCCCATTTAAAACAATTAAACACGCTTTAAGTCAAGCATCATCTGGAGATACTGTCTATCTTTACGCAGGTAACTATGAAGAATTTTTTCCACTAACAGTTCCAAAAGGAGTTACTGTTCAAGGAGAATCAATAAGAGGAGTTAAAGTTTATCCTCACACAAGTAATAATGATAAAGACGCATTCTTATTAAACGGCGAAACTACTGTTGAAAATTTGACAGTATCAGACTTTTATTATAACAGTACCAATGATACTGGATATGCTTTTAGATTTGCCAACAACTTTCAAGTTGATACTAGAAGTCCTTATGTTAGAAATATTTCAGTGCTTACAAAATCAGATAGCAGTTTTGAAAGTGCTGGTAGAGGAGCTCTTGTTGACGGAAGTGTAGCAACACAATACAGCAAAGAAGCAAGCATGTTATTTCATAGTGTAACATTTATTACACCAGGTAGCATTGCTCTTTATATGAAAAACGGTGTTAGAGTAGAATGGCTCAATAGTTTTACATACTTTGCCAGCAGGGGCTTGTATGCTCAAAACGGCCCGTTTGGTAGATTAACACCAGATGGAAGCACAATAAAATATGGTGCTGAATTGCGTTCAATTGGATCAGCAAACGTTTACGGAAATGTAGGAGCAGAAGCTGACGGTAATGAATGTTTAATGTACTTGATACAACATAATTTTGCTTACATAGGTGCTGGAACAGATGTAGAAAATGATCCTAATTTAGTTACACAAAATACTGAAACTATTGAAGTAAACAGTGGTAAAATTTATTATCAAAGTGTTGATCAGGATGGCGACTTTAGAGTTGGTGAAGCATTTACAGTTGATCAAAGTAGTGGATTTATTACAGCAAACGGCCTCGGCGGAAATGTAGGTGGTATAACAACTGTAAGTTTCAGTGACGGGATTAATAATACTGAAATTGATGCTTCACAGGTCAGCACAGGAAATATACAATTAACACAGAACAATATCAATACCGTAGGCGGTGACTTAAATGTAACGCCATCAAGCGGACAAACAACATTAGATAGTGATGTTGATATTGAAAAAAGTCTTACAGTTGACGGCGACATGGTTGTTAACGGAGCAGTTTCTTTTGGTGATAGCAGTCAGCAAGGAGGAGGATCACAGATTAGTTTTGATGCTCCGATCAGCATCGATCTCGAACCAACATTTGATAAATCATACAATCTTGGTAATGAGACTGATAGTTGGAAAGATATCTATACTGCGCGATACGCCGGCGAGAATATCGAAGTATTTCAAAATAGAATTACAACCACTATATCTAGCAGTAACTTAGAACTAGAAGCCGCAGGAACAGGCATTGTACAATTTTTAAGTCCTGTTGAAGTAGCAAACAATTTAACTTTTGGAAATATAAATTTTCAAGATATTGATATAACCGGCACACTAACACATACTGGAAATACAAATCTAGTAGGAAATAAAACAGTAAGTGGAAACTATACACTTTCAGGATTTTTATCGCTAAACGATGATCTAGTACCGTTTGACGATATTAAGATAGCCGGAAATAAAATTACTACTACAAAGTCTAACAGCAGTTTAGAACTAATAGCAAACGGTACTGGAAAACTTTATGTTGAAAATAATAATGTACAATTGGGTCAAGATCTAACTGTTGGAGAAATTACCACAACGTCAGACATTATATCAAATAGTGTTACGTCAGAAGAATTTTACACAGAAGGCCTTTATATACATCAGAATAATATTTTTGCTACAAGTAATAGTGATATAGAATTAAGAACAAACTCAACAACAGATATACTGCCTTTATCTATAACTTCTACAGCAACTATATCAAGATTTGAATTCCAGCCTGGCAGTAATTATAATTCCCCTGACGCATTTCAGCCATCGGTAATTTTGCAACTAGATACAGCCTTTTGGGATATTAGCGCACAGTCATTCCCGCAATATTTAAAAGGTACAAACACAGTTAACGGAGAGTACTTTTTAATTAAAATTGATAATCCAACACCTGGCGCACCTGGTCAGTACATTTATGATGTAACACAGCATGTTTCTTCATCGTCTACATCTGTTACTATTAATCAAAGCGATAATTTTGATCTTATACTCGGTGCCGTAATAATTGAAGTTGGAGGTCCGATTGCTCCTATTGTTCTAGATGAAAATGTTGAAATTACAAATGATTTAACAGCAATTACTAACTCGTCTTTAAACTTTAAAGACACTTCGATATTAGGTTTGTTTAGTGTAACAGGACCTATTAACTTAACTGAAAATTCTTTAGTACAAGGAAATTTTAACTTAACTGGATACATTGATACTAGTGCGTTACATTTAGATAATATTAAAATTGATACTAATGTAATCACGACAACAGAATCAAACAGCGATTTAGAATTAAGTGCTAACGGAACCGGTAAAGTTATCACTGAAGAACGAGTTACAGTTGAAAATACTATTGACATTAAAGGTGCGTTAGATTTCCAATCACTAACAGCAATTAACAGTGTTAGTTCACAAGAGTTCTTTACAGATCAAATAAAAATTAGAGAAAATTACATTACTACAATAAGCAGTAATGGTGATTTAGAACTACGTGCTAGCGGCACTGGTAAGATTATAGTGAGTGAAACAGATGTACAAATTGATACTAATTTAACTGTTAATAAAGATACTACACTAAATGACACATCTATCACAGGAACTCTTACACATACTGGAACAAGAACTGAATCTGGAACTTATACAAATAATGGAAATTTAATAGTATCTAATGATGTAAGTATTAATGGTTATTTACAGGGCGATAATGTAAGGTTTGAAACAAATTATATTAGTTCAACTGAGTCAGATAGCAATCTAGAACTACGTGCTAACGGAACAGGAAACGTTTTAGTAAATGACACCAACGTTAATATAACAGAAAGTTTAACGGTTGTTAATGACATTTTTACAACTAACGCTACTATTACTAATACATTACAATTTGATAGATTAGAACAAAATGAAATTATTTTAGACAATAATTTTATCACAACGTCAACATCAAATACAGATTTAGAACTACGTGCTAGTGGTTCAGGTTTAGTATTAGTTGAAGATTCAGTTAATGTGTCTGAAAATTTGAATGTTACAGGTACACTATATGGTAACATAGTTACTGCTAATGATACCGTTTCGTTAAATTCAGTTACACATAACAGCGGCACATTAACTAGAAACGGCACAACAACATTAAGCAATGCCTTAACTGTAAATGATAACGTACAGTTTGAAAACATTAAAATTGATGATAATGTAATTACTACAACTGAATCAAATAGTGATTTAGAATTACGTGCCGCAGGCACAGGCGAAGTATTAATTGATACAGATGTAACTGTTAATAAAAATATTACTGTACTTGGTGACACAACACTCGCTGGCGACTTTACAGTTTCGTCAATAGTGTTTAATAGTATTAGTGACGGCGACATTTTAATCGACGACAATTTTATTACTACTACACTTTCAAACAGCAATTTAGATCTTAGAGCAAACGGCGCAGGTATAATTTACCTCGATAGTAATGATATACAAGTTGATGAAAACTTTACTGTTAATCGTATTACTGATTTATTAGATACTGACATTACCGGAGTATTAACACACACTGGCAACGCTACTCATAATGGCAATTACACAAACAATGGCGAAGTATTATCAACAGGAAATTTTGTAACACAAGATAATATAAAGTTTTCAAATATTGAAATATTAAACAACACTGTTAGAACAACCGTTTCAAACAGCGATTTAGAATTCAGAGCAGACGGTCTAGGCAAAGTAGTTTTTGATAATGATACTTTATTAAATTTAGATCTTAATGTTGTTGGAACATTTAATTCTAAAGATGTAATAATAACAGGAACAATAGAAGCACCTACTTTTCAAACCTCAGATGATTTAAGAATTAGTGGAGATACAATTTCTACAACTGTAAGTAATAGTAATGTTCACTTACGTGCTTTAACAGAAGTACAAACAGATAATATTTTATTCGATGAAAATGTAATAAAATCAAAGCAACTTAACCAAGATATAGTATTAAAGCCTGCGGAAAATTTAGATGTTAGTACATCAGGACCTCAAGGATATACGGCATCTTTACCTATAACAGGTTCGATGTATTTGGCAGCAGGAGCAGATTACAGTTTAACTGAAGATAGATTATTAGGTATCACAAGCCAAGATATGCGTGACTGGGCAAATTCGTATAACGGACAAACAGTTACTATCGATTTAACTGGTCAGTCAAGTGGTACAGCACAAATTACTGGTACACTAGTTTATACTTCAGGCGACTCTTACCTAGCAGTAACACCAAATACTCTTCCATCTGGAATGACTTTTCAAAATTATGATGTAACAGGTTTAACACCAAACTCAGCAACTCCTGGAACTACAAACTTTATACTTCCTAAAGGCACAACTGCTCAATCAACCACCATTGACGGTATGATTAGATTTGATACTGATCTTAACAAATTTACTGGTCATATGGCCGGAGTAAAGCCGTTTGGCGGAGTATATTCAGCAGATAGGCGCACAAATGTTACAGTATCAGAAAGTAGATTTTTTAAAGATAACCAGACAATTAACTTCCAAAACAACAATATACAAACAGGATACATTGATTCGAGAGGAATTAATGTAGTAGGACTTACTGTTGACAATTTAACATTTAATAGCAATACTATTTCTAGTTTAAATGACAGTGATATTAATCTTTTACCTAATGGAACAGGTGATGTGATACTCGACGACACTATCGTACGAGGGAGTGAATTTGAAAATCAAAGTGCTACTGATCCAATGACACTTGCTACAACACAAAACGGTTATGTTAAATTTAATTCAAAAACAGCAGTAGTTGTACCTTCAGGAACTACAGCACAACAGCCATCTAATCCTGAANTTGGCGAAATACGATATAATATTGAATCAGGAAGTCCAGAAGTATATAACGGNTCTGTATGGGCAACTTGGGCTGGACAAAGTGTTACAGCAACCGAAGATGAAATTGACGAGATCTCAAACATTTTTGCTATCCTTTTAGGATAAATCCTTCAAACAGCTAAATAGTATTACAAACTGTGGTAAACCCGCAATGTAAGGTGGTTATCCGTGAAAGTCGGAAGTTAGGAGAGCGAAGTTGAGCCAATTAGGTCGTATTTCAGGTCCGCTCTTGAAGGCTAACCTTCTGCGTAATGGCGTAGATTTAGCGTTTGAGAATGACCTACTATACTTAGATGTAAACAATGGAAGAGTTGGAATACAAACCAGCACACCAACCCACGACTTACAAGTTGTAGGCACAACACGAACTACTAACTTAGAGGTTACTAATTCAGTAAACCTTTCAAACTTTACAATTTCAAACAATTCAATTTCAAATGACGCAGGCGATATTACATTCCAGTCACCTGTAATAATTAATAACGAATTAACTTTCGACGACATGAGAATATTTGATAATGTCATCGAAACTACCACATCAAATGCTGATTTAGAAATACGAACAAGCGGCACAGGAATAATTGATTTACAATCAGATGTTCTTGTAGGTGGCAATCTTCATGTAAACGGAAATATCACAGCAGACGGAACTATTGGTTTAGGTGACAGCGCAAGTGATATTATTAACTTCAATGCTAAGATAGCAAGCGATCTTATTCCTTCTGAGAATGATAGATGGACTATAGGTAAAGATCCTGATGATTCGACCAATACACGTTGGAACGACCTGTGGGCAGTAAACTTATACGCAGATTCAGTATTTTCAGCGAATATTATAATTGACGGTATTAATTTAGCAACTCGTCCTGGAAACACTTATTACGTAAGTGTTAACGGTAGTGACTTAAACAATACCGGTACACATCAAAACGATCCTGTAGAGAGCATAAGTTATGCGTTAAGTCAAGCATCATCAGGAGATACTATATGGATCTATCCAGGAACATATATAGAAACATTTCCACTAACAATACCTGTAGGTGTAACAGTACGAGGTACTGGAATACGATCTGTAACAATTCAACCTACTGCGGCCACAAGAAATAAAAACTGTTTTGAAATGAACGGCGAAACTACTGTTGAAGATGTAACTGTAGCTAATTTTGAATATGACAATATTAATGATACAGGATATGCTTTTGTATTTGCTAATAGTATTACAGTAACAAGCCGTTCGCCGTATGTTAGAAACATTACTGTAACAACAAAAGGAAGTACAGTAAGGCTTGGTACAAATCCACCAGAAGATCCTTTAGGATTTAACGCAGGCGATGCTGGCCGCGGCGCCAAAATTGATGGTAGTTTAGCAACAGCTTCAAGTAAAGAAGCAACTATGCTGTTCCATTCAGCAACATTTATTACACCGGGTGTAGATGCTATCACAGCAACTAACGGAACACGAGTTGAATGGCTGAATAGTTTTACGTACTACGCAAATAAAGGTATGAATTTACTAAGCGGAACCAGTGGATTCAGCGGTGACGGAAAAACAAGAGTTAAAATTTCGAACACAACTGGCACGTTTGCTGTAAATGATACACTAACATATTATGATGTTGACGGAACTACAGTACTAGCACAAGGCACTATTGAAAGTATTAGTGGTGACTTCTACAACATCGATGGAAAGGTAATTGGGTTTGAAACACTTGAAGATCGATCTGGTAAAACAGGAACTGCTTTTGGTGATGCGCAATTAGATACTGCTCAAGTAAAGTTTGGAACTTCAAGCCTTTTACTAGACGGAACTGGAGATTATGTAGGGTACAGCACACAGCCAGACTTTGGGTTTGGAACTGGAGACTTTACTTTTGAGACATTTGTTAGATTCAGTGCTCTTGCTATTGATCAAACAATTTTTGATTTTAGAAACGGAGCCGACGGCGACACAGCTCCAGTCCTAAGACTAAACACATCAAACCAACTTGAATTTGCTCCTGCTGACACTGTACAGATTACAGGAACAGCACTAACATCGGGTGTTTGGCATCATGTTGCTATTTCTAGATCGAGCGGATCGACAAAACTTTTTGTAAATGGGTCTCAACAAGGCACAACTTATTCTGATTCAAACGACTATGGAAGCAGTAAGCCTTTAACACTTGGTTCCAAGCACAGTGGAAGTAATTATCTTAACGGTCATTTAGATGATGTAAGAGTTAGTAACATTGCCAGATACACAGGAACATTTGCGGCGCCAGGCGCGGCGTTTACTAGTGACACTAATACTGTATTACTTTTACATGCTAACGGTGCTGACGGAACAACACTTATAATTGATGACGGTGTAACTACACAAGATATTAGAACTACTAGCGGTGGATCAGCAACTAAAATAGATTTTGCTAACTATTCAGACTTTGGTGTTGAAGTTCGATCAATTGGTTCGGCTAATGTCTACGGTAACTACGGAGTTTACGGCGACGGCGATGGGGTCATCGCTTATCTAATAGGTCATAACCTTGCTTATATTGGTACAGGAAAGTCAAGCGAAAATGATGACACACAAGTAATACAAGCAAATGAAATAACCGAACTTAACAGAGCTAAAATTTTATATTCAACTGTTGACCAAAGCGGCGATTTTAGAGTAGGTGATAATTTTTATGTTAATCAAAGAACAGGTGAAGTAAGTTTTTCAAACAGTGAACTTGATGTAACAGGAAGTTTAACATTTACTTCAGGTGGCAACACAACATTTATTGATGCTACTAGAATTGATACTGGTAATTTAAGACTAAGTGGAAATACTGTTTCTAGTACAACAGGTGATATAAATGTAAATCCTTATTCAGATCAATTAAATTTAAACAGCGATGTAACAGTTACTGGCGATCTTAATATTACACAAGACGCAAATATTGGCGGTAACTTAGTACTTGTTGGTGATATTATTCTTAGTGCTAAAGTCGATTCTGATATTATTCCAAGTTTAGATGATACTTATAATTTAGGTTCTCCTACTAATCAGTGGAAAGATGTTTATGCTTCTAGATTATTAACTGAAAATATAGAGATTGATAATAATAAAATTAGGACACTAGATTCTGATAGTAATTTAGATATTGAAGCGGCTGGTAATGGTTCGATTAATATTGAAAATAACGATCTTGTAGCAACTCAAGATGTAACTGTTCAAGGTAATACAACATTATCGAATACAACTATTAATGGATCACTGACTCAAACAGGCGATCAAACTATAACAGGCAATGTAACACAAACAGGCGGCCTAACAGTTGATGGTGAATTTAGCGCAGGGGATCTTAAGTTAGATGCCATAGAAATTGTAGGCAATAAAATAAGAACAACTGAAAGTAATGCTGATTTAGAATTAGAAGCATCAGGATCAGGTATTATTTCATTGCCAACTAATGATGTACAGTTTGATAAAAACTTAACTGTACTAGGAATTTCTAATCTACCAACTATTAATAACAGTCATGTTATTACTTCTGGAGAATTTCTAACTACATCATTAAGAATACATGGTAATGTTATTAAAAATACAGTATCAAATGATTCTATTTTAATCAGAACACAAGGCACAGGAAATATTGTACTTGATTCTAGCAATGTTGAAGTTACAAATGATCTAACAGTTAATGGTGACACTGCTCTTACAAAGACAGACATTACCGGAGCATTAAATGTTACTGGCAATTCTACGTTAATAGGTGATATTACACAAACAGGATCGTTAACTGTAAGTGAAAATATTGACTTAGGTGGATATTTACAGCTAGACAATATTAGAATTGATACAAACTATATTACAACTACAGATTCAAATAGTGATTTAGAATTAAGAGCCAGCGGAACAGGACAAGTTTTATTTCCTAGCAGTAATGTTTTAATTAATAATGATTTAGAAGTTAATGGAAGTATTGTAACAAGTAATTTGAGTGTTACTGGCAGTATCATTGCTCCATCTTTTGACAGTGGCGATATATTAATCGAAAATAATGTTGTTACTACAACATTATCTAATAGTGATTTAGAATTACGTGCTAATGGCACAGGCGAAATACTTGTTTCAAATAACGATGTTCAAATTGATAATGATTTGAATGTTGACGGAATCACAAGTCTTAAATTAACTGAGATTAATGGAACACTTACACATGTTGGTGATACAACACAAACAGGAAACTTTAATTTAACCGGTGCGTTTAATCAAACAGGCGACTTTACAACAAGCGGTTATATTGATTTACCTGATTTATTAATTGAAACAAACTTTATCTCAACAAAAACCAGTAACAGTAATTTAGAATTACGTGCTAACGGTACAGGTAAGGTAATTGTTCCAAATAACGATGTTGAATTTGGACAAGACCTGACAGTAACTGGAGATATTACTGCTAGTGATATTAATATTACAGGGATTTTAAGTGCTCCAGTAATTTCAAACGGTAACATTGAACTAGATAATAATGTAATTACTACAACTGAATCAAATAGTGATTTAGAGTTACGTGCTAATGGCACAGGTACTGTGTTAATTCCTGAAAACGATCTCGAAGTAACACAAGACTTAACTGTTGATCAAAATACAACTGTTGAGACATTAACAGCCAATAGTTTATTAGTTAATGGTAATATTGTTCAAACAGGAAATTACACACAAACTAACGGAACACAAACACTTAACGGTCAATTAACTGTTAATGATAAAGCACAATTTGAAGAAATTCAAATTAATACTAACTTTATTACTACAACTACAACAAACGCTGACTTAGAGTTACGTGCCGCTGGTACTGGACAAGTAATTGTTCCAAATAATGATGTTACTATTACACAAAATTTAACCATTGGCGGAAATATTACAGCAAATGGTATTACTGTTGAAGATGATTTACAAGCAGATGTAATTAATAACGGTGATATTGAGATTGCCGGTAACTTAATTACTACAACTTTAAGTAACAGTAACTTAGAATTAAGAGCAAACGGCGCAGGAGTTGTATTAATTCCTGAGAATGATGTACAAATTGATAATGATTTAGAAGTTAATGGAATAACTTCACTTAACGATACTAATATTACTGGAGTATTAACACATACTGGTAGTACTACACAGAATGGTACTACTACAATTAATGGTGACATCCTTATAAATGGTGATGCCACTATCGATGGTTTTGCTCAATTCTCTAATGTTAGGATTGAAACTAATTATATTTCTTCAACAGTTACTAACGATAATTTAAATCTAGTAGCAATAGGAACAGGCAAAGTAGCGGTACCAAGTAATGATGTTGAGATAAAGCAAGACTTAGAAGTAGTTGGTACAGCAACATTATCTGATTTAATTGCTTCTGGTACAGTAACAGCAGATAGATTTGAAACATCTGACTTAGCAATTCATGGAAACTTAATTGAAAATACATCAGGATCTATTGTATTAAGCGCAAGCGGTACTGGATCAATCGAACTTGAACAAATTCTAGTCGACGACAATGTAATCAGCACTACTGGAAGCAATGACTTAATACTTCAACCTAACGGAACTGGCGATGTAGTAGTTAATGCGACATCAAGTGTAGTGTTACCAAGCGGAACTACACTTCAACGTCCAACAGGACAACAGGGTATGATCAGATTTAACACTGATTTTAACGGTTATGAAGGGTATGATGGAACACAATGGCGTAGATTAGATGGTGTATACGATCTAGACCAAAATACATATATTACTGCTGAACTAAATCCTGGAACAAATGATAATATTATAAGATTTTATGTCAACGGAGCTCTTGCTGCAACACTAGATCAACAGCAATTAACCGCTAACTTGTTAAATGTTGACGATATTGAAGTTGACGGGAACACTATTAGTACAATTACTACGAATGAGGATATTGTATTTGCTCCAAACGGCACAGGAAGCACTAAAATAGGAAATTTTGCCTTTAAAGATAATACGATAACTAATACTGTAGTTGATAGTGTCACAGTTTTTAATCAAACAGGCGTTAATGGCTACTTCAAAATTGATGGAACAAACGGTTTAGTAATTCCAACAGGGCAAGATAGCGAACGAGGTGCTCTTGCTGAACTTGGCATGATACGTTTCAACACAACAGACAACCGTGTTGAAATTTATAATGGAACACAATGGATATCTGTAGCAGGCGCAGGCGGCGGTGTTACGATTACAGAGGCAGAAGACCTGTCAATTAGAAACGCACTAATTTTTGGATAAAGAGATATGGCAACATTTTTTAGAAATAAAGTTATTAACGGACTAGGAACTACACCTACTACTATTGCTGATAGTACACAAACAAGTAGAATTACTGTTATTGGTTTGAGTATTTGTAACGTAGTTGATCATGTTGTTAAAGCAAGTGTTGAACTTTCAGATTCATCTAGTTCTCAAGGTTATTACATTAAGGATGTAATNATACCAGTAGGACAAAGTTTAAGAGTTGTTAACGGTGGAGAAAAACTAGTGTTAGCAGAAAGTAATATTTTAACAGCAACTTGCGACACCGAAGGCGGTGTTGATGTTATATCTAGTTACGTTGAAATTGTATAGGAGATAAGAAATGGCTGGCAATTCATATGTAGGATCTTTTAGCACAGGAGATATCCTAGGAGATGGTGTTCCAAGATACTTTTATGGTATTAGAAGAGACGAAGATGGCGATTTATTCTTTGTAAGAATTGATCAAATGTTACCTAACGAAGCTGTAACAATTAATGAATCAGGGTTACCTGAAGACAATTACGAAGACTTTGAAGCAGGCGTAGATTTTTTTGAAGGAAGAGATGTTAATCACGAGTTGACATATAAAAATTTAAAGTATGAGCAGTATAGATGGGATGCTCGTCCGGTGTTTTATTACATTGACGATGAAGGCAACTTAACACTAAGAGTCAACGAAGGATATGACTATCCTACAGGGCTATAAATATACTAGTAAAATGAAATAGGGATTGAAATGGGTGAGTTTACATTAAGTCGAATTAGGTTTAGATGGATCGGAGAATGGTCTGGTTCAACTGACTATGCTAAAGATGACATTGTTGAGTATGATGGCAAAGTTTATACTTGTCTTGACAAACATACTTCAAGAGATTACTTTTATGACGATCTACTTAACGATGATAATACAACAATTCCTCCAACACCGGATCCTTATTGGAAACTGACCATTGATGGTAGGACTTGGAAAGGTTCTTGGACTGAGTCAACACCTTATAATTTAGGAAATATTGTAAAATATAACGGTATTGTTTATATTTGTGTATCACAACATACCTCCGGTTTAGCGTTAGAATCTAGTATCGCTAACTGGAGAGTTCATTCTTTCCAGGATATGTGGAAAGGTGCTTGGGAACCTCAAACATTTTTTAGTGTAGGCGATGTAGTTATCTATGGAGGCATTTTATATAGAGCAGTCGTTGCCCACACAAGTGGTAACACTGAAAACGGATTAGAAGCAAATCAGCTATCATGGGAAATTGTTGCTAAGAATGACAGATGGAAAAACCAATGGCTTCCAGAAACAAAATATATTGAAAATGATATTGTAAGATACGGCGGTATTACTTATAGATGTAATGCTGCACACACGTCTGCTCTAGATACCACATTAGGTTTAGAAGAAGATCAAGTCAACTGGGATGTGTTACTTGATAACATTGATTATAAAGGAACATGGCAACCAGAGGATACATCTGTTATTCCGGCTGTTCCTGGAACAAGATACAAACTTAGAGACATTGTAAAGTATGGCGCTAGCTTATGGATAGCACTAAGGGGTCACACTTCAACTGATACATTTGACGATGTGCTAGATTGGAAGATTTGGGTACCTGGTTTAGAATTTGAAGAAGATGAATGGGATGCTTCAACATCATATCAACTAGGCGACATTGTAAGATATGGCGGTTACATTTATTCTGCGAATAGGAATAATATTAATGCTGTTCCTAGTCAACAAAGTGACGATAGTACAATTGGTGATTGGAAACTGCTCAACTATGGATATAGAGTAGTTGAGGGCGGCGAATGGTCACCGTCAGGAAGTTATCTAGTAGGCGATGTTGTAAGACGCCAAGGGCAAGTTTATACTGCTATTGCTGATAATACAACTGATCCTAATAATGCTCCAGACGATTGGGAATTAACTATTCCCGGAGAAAAATATCAGAAGGAATGGATTCTTGGCCAAGACTACGCCATAGGTGACGTAGTTGTTTTTGATGGTGTTACTTATAGATGTATTCAGCAACACGTAGCAATTTTAAATCGAAGACCTGATAATGATTATGATGAAAACTTTTGGACTACACTTATTGTAGGTGACAAAGGAAACAGATTAAGATACAAAGGCGATATTAAAACATTTGGATTAACTGAAGACGGTTCAACTATTGGTACTAAAAGGGTTCCAATTGGCGATGCTGGACAAGTAGTACAAATAAATGCTGACGGCGAGCCTGTTTGGGAAACACTTAACGAAGGACCAAAAGTTTTTTATGTAGGTACCGACGGTACTGATACAACAAGTAGTGGACAAACACTTGAAACTCCATTTAGAACTGTAAAATTTGCTACTGATTACATTCAAGCAGACTTAGCAAATAGAGCTCCTGCTACATTGTTTATTAAAGCAGGAGTGTATAGAGAAATATTACCAATTAAAGTTCCAAGAGATGTTGCTGTAGTTGGTGAAGAACTAAGAAGTACGGTAATTGAACCATTGGTTGATCCGGACAACACTATATCTAATCCTTCATTTAATGCGCTTCTTCCTGAAGATCCAATTACAAATCCTAAGACTTTAGCGGCACCTTTAGATTATAGAGCAACTGATATGTTCTGGGTCAATAATGGCACAGGCATTAGAAATATGACCCTTAGAGGAAAAGTAGGACAGCTTGGCGATATTAATGAATACTTAACAAGACGACCCAATGGCGGCTCTTATGTATCACTTGATCCAGGAAGCGGTCCTAGTGATCAATCTGTTTGGATTATAAACAAGTCTTGCTATGTACAAAACGTAACAACATTTGGAGACGGATGTGTAGGATTAAAGATCGACGGATCGTTACACGATGGGGGTAATAGATCTATTGTTGCTAACGACTTTACACAGATCTGTTCCGACGGTATTGGTGTTTGGTGTACTAACAAAGGACTAACAGAACTTGTTTCGGTGTTCTCTTATTATGCTCATATTGGATACCTTTCAGAAAACGGCGGCAAGATTCGTGCTACAAACGGAAACAGTTCTTACGGTGATTACGGTTGCGCGGCAGAAGGTGTTGATGTTGACGAATCTCCGATTAGTGGTGTGCTTGATAACAGAAATCAAGAAGCTATTGTGTTTAGTGCGTTTGTTGGTGAGCAAGGAAATGAAATACTCAGAATGGAATACGAACATGCTGGTGAAAATTATACATCAGCAAACTATAATATTGTAGGTTCTGGTTCTAACGCAAGTGTAGTTGGTGACGAAATACGAGATGGCGCTCTATTCAATCTCAGATTAAGAGACCCTCAAGATTCAACAGGAACATTAGGCGGCCAAGGATTAATTAACACAGGTAATAACGCTCAAGGTGGCGATCAATATAGTATTGTTATTGCTTCAAACGATGATAACGATATTAGTGTATACGAAGGTTGCAGAATCATTATTACATCAGGTACAGGTGTAGGACAGTATGGATATATAACAGGTTACACCTTGGCAAGTAAAACTGTTACAGTATCAAATGAGAGAACTGGAGAAATTGGCTGGGGCCATATCAATGAAGGAACACCAATTGAAGCGGCTCTAACTCCTAGTACAGTATATCGTATTGAGCCTAGAGTAACATTTAGTCCTCCTCCGACAACTGTTGACTTTAGTTTAAATATTTCATTACAAGCTAATTTTATTGACGCAGTGTCTGGAAACGATTATCTAGTTGCGTTAGCATCTGATAGAAATGTTACATCGTATGATGGTACACAGTGGACCGATTCACTTCTTTCAGGAACTTGGAATCCTAATAGATTAGGGTTTGGTAATGGCTACTTTTTAGCGATCGGTGACGGTGACGAAGTACAACACAGTATTGACGGTGTAAACTGGTCGTCATATACAAAACCAAGTGTTGCCGATCATAGTGGCCTAGCTTATGGAAACGGTAAATGGGTTGCTGTTGAAAGTTCAGGCACAGGCGCAATATACAGTACTAATAACGGAATTAATTGGTCATCGACTACACTACCTACATCAGGAGCATGGGTTGGCCTAGCACACGGCAGTGGCAAATTTGTCGCAATCGCAAGCGATACTAATACGGTTGCTGTTGCTGACGATGATACATTAACATGGACGACTGCTACTATTCCTGGGTTCCAAGATTCAACACAGCCACTATGGAGTGATATTACTTACGGTAACGGAAGATTTGTTGCTGTATCTAATGATAGAGAAGCAGTAGCGTACAGTTTAGATGGAACAAACTGGTATCTTACTGAACTACCGTTTGATGCTGATTATCGAAGAGTATCATACGCTCAAGGTGTATTCATGGCGTTTAGCTCGTCAGGTGGCAATGACAGCAGAATTAGTATCAGTGACGGCGGATTTGTTTGGACAGAACTTTCAACAGGATTTAGTAATCCACAGGCTTGTGGAGCATACTACAAGGGAACATGGTATATATTTGACGACGGTACTACGCAAATTGTTACAACAATAGAAACAGGAGCGAGGGCATTAGGCCGTGTTGTCATTCAAGGAAGTCAGCTTGATAACTTTAAAATTTGGGAGCCTGGTTCAGGATACGATACTGCTCCAACACTAACATTTACTGATCCAAATATTACAGAATTACCTAATTTTGAACTAAGAATGGGTAATGGAGTTTTAGCTAATCCAACATTCGTTAATAGAGGCATTGGATACAAATCCTCTACAACAAAGGTAACAGTTACCGGCGATGGTTTTGCTGAGATATATCCTCTCGGAAGAGACATTTTCTTGACCNATTTAACAAGAGTACCAAGAACAGGTGCTAACCTTGTACTTGATAGAATTGTTTGGACAGTTGACTCGCAAGTAACATCTGCTAGTTGGGTTGATATTGCTTATGGCAAAAATAGATATGTTGCTGTAGGATCTTCAACAACTACAATCTATAGCACTAACGGTTTAAACTGGTTGCCAGCATCTGCTGACTTACCAAATAACCAAGATTGGAATTGTATACAGTTTGGACAAGATAATTTTGTTGCTTTGGCTGATGGTACAGCACTAGGGGCATACAGTACTAACGGTGAAAACTGGACATCTATGGCTGTTCCTTATGCGTTTTATAGAGATATTGCTTATGGATCAGGAACATTTGTTGCTGTAGGGTATAATTCAAGTTCCGCAAGTGTTAGTAAAGATGACGGAGTGACATGGACAGCAGAAAATTTAGGTTCAACATCGGATTGGGCATCCGTAGCATTTGGTAATAATAAGTTTATAATTGTTAAAAATAATTCAGATGTATTTCTTGAAAGCAGTGACGGCCTTTCATGGACAGCTGGCCAATTACCAGCAGTAGGTGATTGGAGTAGAATTGAATTTGGAGGAAACAAATTTGTAATTACCGCAGATAATTCAAATGTAAGTTATGTTACTAACGATAATGGAGTAACATGGATTTCAGCTTCAATGGGAAGTACTGCTTCGTGGGATAAGCTAACATTTAGTAATAATAGATTTTTAGCGGCAAGTAGTGGCAGTAACGATATAGTATCGTCATCCGATGGTATAACATGGAAACCTAGACTAGGGTATCCTTTAACGCAGACAGGCGCACTTGGTTCCGGAGGCCAGTTCTATTCAGTGTTAGATGATACAACAACTGCTAGAGCTAATGACGGTACCGAAGAAGAAATTTATAAAGTTCTTACTATTACAAATGTTCAATCTTCAGGAAATCCGATAAGATATAAAGCAGATATCACAGTAAGTCCTGAATTTACAAGAGTAACAGGGCCCGAACACGGGATTGCAATTGAGATTAGAGAAAAGTATTCTCAGGTTCGATTAACAGGACACGACTTCTTGGAAATTGGTACTGGTAACTTTACAGAAACAAACTATCCAAACACTAATTTAACTAACTTAGCACCATTTAATGAAGTTAGTTTCTTAGGTGGCGGCCGAGTATTTTATGCTTCAACTGACCAGGATGGTAACTTTAGAGTTGGTGAATTATTTGCTGTTGAGCAGGCAACTGGTATTGTTACTATTAGTGCTGATTACTTCGATCTTCAAGGGTTATCAGAACTACAATTAGGTGGAATTCAGGTAGGAGGAACCGGCGTTGTAATTAGAGAATTCAGTATTGATGCTACATTTGCAGCTGATTCTAATAACGTTGTACCGACACAAAAAGCAATTAAAGCGTACATCGAAAGACGTATTTCCGGCGGTGGATCAAACGCTTCTACAGGTACTATTGTATCAGGTACAGTAGCACTTGGCGGCCCGAACAGAATTTACAGTGTAGTAAATGAAGAAGTGGAAATACAAACTGTTGCTAACATAACAGGCGGAATTGATGGCTGGCTACTAGCTCATTCATTCTTCTGCGATAGTTTTGATAGTGGACTTGATCAACAAGAAATTGGAAGGGATCTAGCATAAAGTGTTCATATTAAGATTGCGTATAAATACAGTAGCTTCAAAGATAATCGGAGTATTAAATGGCTGAATTTAGATTAGGACGAATTAAATTTATTTGGAAAGGCGACTGGGTAGCAGGTACTCAGTACGTTAAAGATGACGTTGTACGAGTTAGCGGTAAGGTGTACGTTTGTACCATCAGCCATACAGCAGATCCAGATTTCAATGTAGACGCAGATTATGTTCCACCAAAATGGAACTTAATGGGCGATGGTCAGGAATGGCGCGGCGACTGGGACAACAATGTCACTTATTATAAAAATGATTTAGTTAAGTACGGCGGCAATGTTTATCTTTGCTTGATTGGACACGTATCGGCAGCCACAGATACACTAGGTCTTGAAGTTGATTATGTTATTCCTGGACAAGATAGTACGCTTTCAAAATGGGATTTATTTGCTGAGTCTTTCGACTGGCAAAGTGACTGGCAAGCAAACTACAGATATAAACTAAACGACACAGTTAAGTATGGCGGTAATGTTTATCTTTGTAATACAGGACACACATCAGCGGCAACTATTACTTTCGGACTTGAAGGTTTAGGATTAGTTACTCCAGGTGTTGCTGAAGATTTAGCTAAATGGGATTTGTACACAGAAGGCTTTGATTGGAAAGCAGACTGGGCACCGACTACAAGATATAAAATTAATGACGTAGTAAAGTTTGGCGGAACATTATATATTTGTAATGAAGGTCACACAGCAGGCGCTGACTTTATAGACGGACTCGAAGCAGACCAAAGTAAATGGGATTATTTTAATCAAGGAATTGAATACAAAGAAGATTGGGATAACAGCGCAGGCATCAACTACAAAGTTAATGATGTTGTTAAGTATGGCGCTGGCCTTTGGATTTGTTTAGCAAAACACCAAACTAGTGGTTCAAGAACTTTTGAACAAGATGAAGATTCAGGATATTGGGCACAGTTTGTAGAAGGTTTTGAATTTGATAACAGCTGGAATGTTTCGACTGTTTATCAACCAGGCGATGTAGTAACATATGGCGGTTATGCTTATATTGCTACAGAAAATCATTCAGGAATTAAACCAACAGATCCTGTAGACGGTAACGCAAATTGGGATCTTTATCAAACAGGATTTAAGCTACAAAATGATTGGTCTATTGGAACTGATTATAAAGTAGGTGATGTAGTAAGGGTAAATGGTTACACTTATCTAGCAATAGCAGATAGTCCATCATTACCAGCAACAGTTACAGCAACATTATCAGCAACAGATAGATTTACATGTACAACAACTGCTGACATGACAGTAGGAATGGCAGTAAACTTTACAGGCACAGTATTTGGCGGAGTTCAAGTAGGAGTAACATACTACATAGAATCAATTCCGTCAGCAACAGAATTTAGAATCAGCGCCGAGCAAGGTGGAGCATTATTTGAAGTTCCGACAGATTCGGGTACGATGACTGTTACGGTTGCGGCCAAACCACCAAACACAGCGTACTGGGAAAGATTAAACAGCGGCTTCCGTTGGTTAGGTCAATGGCAAGATGATTATGATTATGTACTAGGCGATGTAACAAGATACGGTAACAGCAGTTATGTTTGTGTACTTTCACATCACTCACAAGAAGATAGTGATAGTTCACTTTCACAAGGTTCATTAGACAGTAGACCAGACCAAGACTTAAATGGTACATATTGGAACTTGTTAGCCGCAGGTGACGAAAACAACGTACTAACAACTACAGGTGACTTAGTTGTATACAGCGGTGCTGGCCCAACAAGATTGGCCGCAGGCGATACAGGACAAACACTTGTTGTAAGTTCTACAGGAATTCCTGAATGGAAATATTGGGGCGAAATTGATCAACTATATTATGTAGGTACAGATGGTGTTGATGCTCCTGCTCCAGACAGAGGCATTACTAGCGATAGACCATTTAAAACTATTAGATATGCCGCAGAGCAAATTGAAAACGGTCTAAGACATCCTGATGCTAAACACTTATTAAAAGTAAATAGACAGTTTATTCAAGCAGAAACTAAAGAATGGATTAACTATCAAATCACAAATAATATTGCTCCGTTTAGTAACATATTCACATTTGACGCAGATAAATGTGTAAGAGATGTAGGTTTGGTTCTTGATGCTCTTGCTTACGACTTTAGTAGAGGCGGTAATGTAAAATCAAGAGAAGCTGCACTTGAATATACAACAAATGCCGCGGCGTTTTATGTAGCAGGACAAGAAGCAGAAACAAATGCAGCATTAGAATACGCTGTAAATGATGTTTTAAAACAAGCAGTATTTTTAAACGCAGGACCAGCAGTAAATTATCAAACTACTAATGGGGTTGCGAATCCAGTCTTACAACAAATTGATTTAACGTATGAAGCTGAAGCTGGAGCTTCAACAGAAATATCATCTTTACTTCCGATTATTACTGATGCTATTACAGCAGGAGTATCAACAAATATACCGGCTGCCGTTAAGCCACAAAGAACTATTTTAGTTAAAACTGGAGTATTTTACGAAGTACTTCCTATTAAAGTTCCAGTAGAAACAGCAGTAGTTGGTGACGAACTGCGTTCAACAAACGTAAGACCAGCAGGTAGTTTAGTTAATTCCAGTGATGTGCCATACAGTTTAGATGCGTTAGCATTCTTAAAAACTTTACTAAATGATGTTGTACAAGGAACTGACGTAGTAGAATTACAATCAGGCGTTGCTCAAGTTATAGCAAGACCGTTTGCTACAGGAACAGAAGGTACACTAGTACAAGATTTACTAGATGACGCAATTGATTATATTGATTTTTATATTAATGGCAACGGAAGTGCGCCAGCAATAACTGGACAAAATAATACTGTTGACGATTATGATAGATTGGCGGCCGCAACATTGTTGTATCTAAATAAAGAGTTTGCTGTTGCTGAAACATTACAATATATTACTAATACATATCCATCTTACACATATGACACAGACGCATGTTCTAGAGATGTAAGAAGTTATATTGATGCTTTCTACTATGACTTGTTCTTTACAGGAAATTATAAAACACTTGAAGCGGCACATTTATATGTTAACAGTGTACAAGGCAGTATTCAAGAAAACATGTATCTTGTAAGAAACGGTACTGGTGTTAGAAACATGACAGTACAAGGGTTAACAGGAACACTAGGTGTTGCTAACTCTTATGGCACAAAACGCCCAACAGCAGGCGCTTATGTATCACTAGACCCAGGTTGGGGAACAGCAGATACTCGTGTATGGATTACAAATAAATCATGTTATGTACAAAACGTAACAACTTTTGGAACTGCGTGTGTTGGTTGTAAAATTGACGGCGACTTACACGCAGGCGGTAACGACTCTATTGTTGCTAACGACTTTACACAGGTATTAAGTGACGGTATTGGTGTATGGTGTACAAACTTAGGTAGAACAGAACTTGTGTCTGTGTTCTCATATTATGGACACATTGGTTACTTAGCAGAAAATGGCGGTAAGATTCGTGCTACAAATGGTAACTCATCTTATGGTACATTTGGTTGTGTATCAGAAGGTGTTGATAGTACAGAAACTCCAGTAACTGGTACCGTTAATAATAGAGCATTAGAAGCCGCTGGTAGAGCTGTTACAGATGGCACAAATCAGATTTGGCGTGTTGAATTTCAAAACGCAGGTAGTCACTATGACGAAGCAACGTTTACATTTAACGGTGCTGGCATTAATGTGAGTGTTACTGACGATGAACGCAGAGACGATGCTATCTTCCAAGTAAGGATGCTTGACCTAAATGATAGTTCAGGTGACTTTGGAGGTAGTGAATACCTACAAGTTGAAAACGTAGCACAGGGCGGAACGACTACTAGTATTACACTTTCAGCAACAGACAGTGCTCAAAGTGCTGATTATGTTGGCGCAAGAATCTTTATCCAATCAGGTTTAGGGGCTGGTCAAACAGGTATTATTAATTCTTACAACGCAGGATCTAAGGTTGCTAACATCTACAAAGAAGATGGAACAGCTGGATGGGATCATTCAGTTCCAGGACTTGCTATATCAGCACCAGATCCATCAAGTTTATATTTGATTGAGCCTAGACTTGTTATTGATGCTCCGACTCATTCTACAGCACTTACAGTAGCGTCAGTACAAACTCAAACAGCAACATTCCATCCTACTAGAGTTACATCAAGTCAAACGTTTGCGTCAGAAGGCGATGGCAATGCTACATTTGATATTGTTGCTTATGGATTTAAATATTATGTAACAATGACATCAGGCGGAACAGGCTATGCTGTAAATGATACATTTACAATAGCAGGAACAGCATTTGGCGGCCTGAGTCCAGATAATGATCTAGTAATTACCGTTACAAACGTTAGAGATGATGATCCTGACTTTAATATTATTGATACGTTTAGTTTTGAAGGTAGATTCATTGGCGGCAGAGTTGTTGCCATAGGAGTCGGAGCAACTAACATTGATGGAAGATACACAGGACCGGACGGCGAATGGAATAATATGTCGTTACCAACAGCATCACAGTGGAATACTATTGGTGCTGGATTAGAAGGTGACAAACTTACAGGTACTGTACGTTTTGTAGCACTAGCAACAGGTTCAAACAATGCCGCATACAGTGATGACGGCGGTGAAACTTGGACAGCTACTACTACGCCTCAAACTGGAAGTTATTCATCAGTTGCGTACGGAAACGGAAAGTTTGTAGCAGTTAGATCAGATAGTGCTACTCCTTGTATTTCAAATGATGGTGTTCTTTGGGCAAATGCCGGAGGAACCGTCGGAACTGATACAAACTGGAATGCTATTGCTTATGGTCAAGGTATGTTCGTTGCTGTATCATCGGGCGGATCTGCAGCATACAGTACAGACGGAATTAGCTGGTTAGCTTTAACAGTATCAGGAGCAGTAAGTCCTGTATTAACAGATGTTGCTTATGGTAACGGAAGATTTGTTGCTGTATCAGATACAGGTATTACGTTTGTAATGGCTGATAAATCCGAATTTAAAGCAGGACCGGTTCTTGGAGCAGGAACAGCAACTAGCTGGGTAAGTTACGGCCAAGGAAACTTTGTTGTTGTTAGAAATATCGATGGAGAATATTACCATTCTAAATATGGATTGGAATGGACTACAGTTACTAGTCTAGCATTAAGAGGAAATAGAAAACCAACATTTTCTAATATCCAGCACGATCCGTACTTCTATATTCACAATAGTTCCGGTGGATCAAACCGCAAACTTAAAGCAGGCGCACAAGCAGAAGCAAGAGCTAGAGTTGAAGATGGAAAAATTAACGAAATTAGAATGATTGATCCAGGTTCAGGATACGACAGTGGATCATTACCTACATTAACAATTACAGATGCTACTAACGTTAACGAAGCACCATTTGCAATTAGAGTAGGCGATGGCGCACTTGGTAATCCAGGATTTATTAATAGAGGATCATCATGGGATGTTGCTACTGTTACTATTACAGGTGACGGATATGGAGATTATTTCCAAGCAGGATCTTATGTAAATGTAACAGGACTTGATTCAGTACCAATAGCAGGATCAAACGTAGAATTTAGTACACTGCCTGGACAATACTATAAACTAGTTACTGTAACACAAATTTTAGGTACAGAACTGTTTGATAATACTATTAGTAGTCCATATAGTGCTAGATTACAATTAAGTCCTGCTGTAGAAATTAGTGATGCTCCAGTTCATGATGATACATTTGAAATTAGAATTAGATATAGCCAGTGTCGACTAACAGGACACGACTTCTTGGATATTGGTACTGGTAACTTTACTACTACAAACTATCCAAATATTCCATTACAAGATCCAGAGCCGGATAGCGAAACAGTTGAAAAAGGCGGAGGACGAGTGTTCTTTACATCAACTGACCAAGATGGTAACTTTAGAGTTGGTGACTTGTTTACAGTTGAACAGGCAACAGGTACAGCAACACTAAACGCTGACGCATTTAACATTGCTGGTCTACAGCAATTACAACTAGGTTCAGTTGAACTTGGAACAGGTGGTGCTGCAATTAATGAATTTAGTACGGATCCGTTCTTTACACAAGATTCGGATCAAGTTGTACCAACACAGAGAGCAATTAAGGCATATATTGCTTCCCAAATTGGTTCAGGATCATCAACTTTGAACGTAAATACACTTACCGCAGGTCAGGTGTTTGTAGCTGATAATTATATTACTACAACTAACGGCTTAGAGCTTTCAGTAGAGAGCAAAATGAACTTTAAAGAAGGCGTAACAGGTGTACCAATAGCAATGAACATGTTCATACATGGATAACGGAGAAAAATAAATGGCAAATGGAAGATTAGGAGCCTCAGATCTAAGTGCAGCAACACTGACATCAGTTTATACTGTGCCAGTTGATACATTTACTGTGGTAAGTTTGTCTCTGTGTAATAGAGGAAACCAAGCAACTAATGTTAGAGTAGCTGTTGCAATAGCATCTACACCGACTGACGCTGAATGGATTGAATACGACACAGAGCTTTTAGGAAAGGGCGTACTTGAACGTACTGGTATAGTTATGGACGCCGGAAAAATTCTTGTAGTTTACTCATCAAACCCGAACGTAAGTGCGGTAGCGATGGGGATTGAGACTTCAAGTGTATAAATACTAGCATCAGGGGATATCAATGGGAAGATACATAACAACAACAGGAACCGCAGGAGTAATAATCCGTGAAGTTTCTACTACTTTTAATGCAAGTGTCAATGATAGGATTCTAGCAGATACATCGTCCGCAGGGTTTACAATTACATTACCTGCGAACAGCTCTTTGCTGTTAAATGACACTATTCAGTTTATTGACGTAGGCAGCTCAATGGCTACAAATAATCTTACTATAGCACGTAACGGTTCGAAGATTAATGGCGCTAACGAAGATTTGATTATTAACGTTACTGGAGCAGTTATTACTCTAACATATACTGGATCAAATTATGGTTGGGTAATTGCTGGATCATAGGACTTACAAGGATAGTTAAATGGCAACACTAAGAGAACTACTTACTTCGAAAGATCAGGCACTGTTTGACGAAGAAGAAAATCTGGAAAGAGGGCAAATTTATGCTTACACTCCAGGTACTGATTATGAAAATTTCTGTCAAGGAATTTGTTGGGTAGCCCCTGCCAACGGTACAGCAGTTATTGAAATTTGGGGAGCGGGTGGTTCAGGTGCTGAAATGTGCTGTTGTGGGTTTGGACTTCCAGGTAATCCAGGAGCCTATGCTAAAAAAACTATTCAAATTAACGAAGGATGCTACATTTGTGGATACGTAGGTAAAAGCTGTGGTAACGCAGATGACTTGTGTTTCAGAGGTTGTTCTCAAGCAACATGTTTATGTTGGAGAGGAAACGGCGGCCAAGGCGGATGTATGTGTGCGCAAGGAGGACGTGGCGGAACTAGTATTTGTTCAACTACACCTTCCGGGTATTGTTGCTTTAGAGCAAGCGGTTTTTGCGTAACAAAAACAAATAATACACATTGTGGTATCGTATGTAACTATAGAGAAAGCGATTGGCATGCTTGCGGGTATGGCGGAGACGTAAACATGGGAGGTTGCTTCTCTTGTGTTAGTTTCTTTGGATGTCATCCAAGTTGTCCATGTTTTTTCCATTGGCATTTAGCTGTTCCCCCTGGTCAGTTTGCTAAGGAGGGTGGCGTAGTTACATTCAACACCGAAAACAATAACGGATTCTCACAGTGGTCAGGACACGGAATGCATCAACACATTTATGCTATTAACGCACTTTCGAGAACTCCAGAAAAAGGTACTCCATGGGCTTACTGTTGGAATGGTGGTAAAGGCTGTGGTTGTTATAACAACGAAGGTTGTTCTAGACATGCTCCAGTTGGTCATCCAGGTATGGGACCGTTTCCATGTCCAGGTGTACGTGACCACGCAAGGGCCGGCGGCGACGGCTCAATTAGAATCAAGTTCATAAAGGATTAAAGATGGCTACATTAAAAAACCTTTTAAAAGACAGACTAGACTTTATTTCTCAAGATGAAGAAAACATTGAGCAAGGTCAAATATGGGTATATGCGCCATCCAATAACTATACAAATTTCCATACAGGAATTTGTTGGGTTGCTCCAGCAGACGGGACAGCAGTTATTGAAATTTGGGGCGCAGGCGGCAGTGGCGGAAAGATGTGCTGTTGCGGCGGCGGCCTACCTGGTAATCCGGGAGCATATTCAAGAAAAACAATTGATGTATTAGCAGGTTGTACAGTTACAGGAACAACAGGATTTAGTTGCGGCAACGCAGATGCTATTTGTTACAGAGGACGCTCAGAGGCAACTTGTATTACTTTCCAGTGTGCTGGAACTACAGGATGTATGTGTGCCCAAGGCGGTAGAGGTGGTACTTCTTATTGTTCTACAAATACAGCACTATACTGTTGTTTTGCTAACGCTAGTTTCTGTGCTACAAGAACAAATAATAATAACTGTGGAATTGTATGTAACTATGGTCCAGGAACAGCAGACTGTTGTGCTGATGCGTTCGGTGGCGATATTAATTTAAGAGGTGGTTATAGTAGAGCATCATTCTTTGGATGTCATCCAATGTGTCCATGCTGTTTCTATTATCACTTTGCTACACCACCAGGTTATCACGCTTGTGATGGTGGTGAAGTAACAGTAACTAATGATGCCGATGCTGGTTATACTAGACACTCAGGAAGCGCAGGCCAATTCCAATTTGTTGGTGTGTTAGGCTTAATGGGTCGCCAGTCAAGAGAAGGTATGTGGGGCGAACAGATTTGTTATAACGGTTCTAGAAGTTGTGGTTGTTACAATCACCAGGGTTGTATTTCCTTTAGTCCAGCAGGTCATCCAGGTGGTCCTCCACATCCATGTCCGGGTGTTAGAGATCACGCTTGGAGAGGTGGGCACGGCTCTTTAAGAATTAAATTTATAAAGGCGAGTTAATATGGCGATATCATTAAAAAACTTACTAAAAGAAAGAGCAACTGAAAGAACAGAAGAAAACCTTAACAAAGGTAAAGTGTATGTATTCAGTCCAGGAACCATGTATCAATTTTTTAGACAGGGAATTTGTTGGATTGCTCCAGCAGATGGAACTGCAATTCTTGAAGCATGGGGAGCTGGAGGATCAGGTGCTGAAATGTGCTGTTGTGGGTTTGGACTTCCAGGCAACGCAGGAGCATATACTAGAAAACAAATTACAATGACACAAGGTCAAATTGTTACCGGAAACGTAGGTTTTAGTTGTGGTAATGCTGATGACTTGTGCTTTAGAGGATGTTCAGAACCAACTGGAATTTGCTGGAATGGCAATGACGGAGTAAGCACAGATGGATGCTTGTGTGCTCAAGGTGGTAAGGGCGGAGTAAGTATTTGTTCAACTACACCATCAGGATACTGTTGCTTTAGAGCAAACGGTTTCTGTGTTACACGTACATCAGGTGATAACTGTGGTGTTGCTTGTAACTATTGTGCTAACGGCAGTGGCTGGATTGCTTGTGGTTTCGGCGGTGACGTAAACTGTTGCGGACAAGTTGGTTGTTCGCACTTCTTTGGATGTTATCCAAGATGTCCATGTCAATTTTACTACAGTATTCCACTACCTTCGCACATGTTTAGTTGCGGAGATGGAAGTCATGCTACTTACAGAACTGAGAACGACAATAGACACTCACTTTGGTCAGGACAGGGAAGAAAGCAAATGGTTAACGCTGTTAATGCGTTAAGTAAGTCGCCAACAAGAGGTATTCCTTTTAACTATTGCTGGCGTTCAAACAGAGCTTGTGGTTGTTACAACATGCACGGTTGTTTCCCATATGGCCCAATTGGATCAGGTGGTGTTCCACCAACACCTTGCCCAGACGTGAGAGATCACGGTACAAGAGGTGGACATGGCGGAATTAGAATTCGCTTTATTGAATCGTAAACTAAATAATGTAGAGGATAGAAAATGATTAAACAATTTACATTTACACTACCAGATGGACCATACTTAAATACTACCGAGTTAAACAAAACGGTAAATTGTACGTATGACGGTCCAAAATGGTTATGCTTTTGTGTTGAAAATAACACACACAAAGTAAGAAACTTAGAAATGGCTGGTGAAACAGAAGCCGAGCTAAACATGGAAAATCAAATTGAAGATGGCCATTATCATATTGCTGTTCAAGCAAAGGATCATCCAAAGATTGCTGCATACTTTACTCATTGTTACTCGCATGAAGAAATTGAAGACATTTCAGAAGAACTAACAGACGCAGATGGTGAAACATTTACGTTTAATTACACTTATGATGACAGTGGTGTTATTGGTCAAGTGTGTTACAATGAATCAGTAGTTTGGAATCCAGCTAATAATACTTTTAGCGGCCCTGAACTTAGACAACATGCTAACACTAGAGAAGATACGCTTCTACAGTGGGCTAATTATGCGGATGAACTTGAAGCAAACCTTGATAGTGACGAAACAGATTATACTGATGAAGATGATGCTGCACTAAGAGAACATGTATCGTGGTTACGCAGTATTCCAACAAAGTATGCTGATCACGCACATTGGAAAATTCCTTTTCCAGTAGATTTACCAACAATACAATAATCATTTGATCCAGATCTAGGTCCGGTACTTTTATATTAAAATATATATTAGCATCGGACCTATATTCTTGGAGTACAAATGGAACAGAAATCAAAAGCATTTTTCTTAAATGGCGGAGCAGGCCGAATGATTTGCTCTATTCCCGCATTGGAAAAATATGAAAAAGAATCGGGAGACAAAGACTTTATTATTGTATGCGAAGGCGGAAGTGATATTTTTAAAGGGCATCCGTCTTTAGATAAAAGAACATACGATGTAATGCACAAAAACTTGTTTGAAGACAAACTTCGTGAAAGACAAATTGTAAGTACTGAACCTTATAGGGTTTGGGAATATTATAATCAGCAATGTAGTCTAGCTCAAGCATTTGATATTGAAATTAATAATCAAGGTGTTAGAGATTTAGATAAGCCTACATTGCGTTTGAGTAAGGAAGAACTAGTTACTGGGCGTCAAATGGTAACACAAGTTAAAGAAAAACTCAAAAAAGAAAAAATTATTGTTATCCAGCCTTTTGGTAGAGGGATTCAATATGTTGACGAAACATTCTTAGATCCAACATCACGCAGTATTGAGTATAAAGATCTAAAAGCACTTATTGGAAAATTTCAAGAAAAGAATTTTGGGGTTATTTTAATGAGTGAATATAAAATGGATTTAACTCAAGAGAAATACAAAGACGATGTTGCTTCACCAGAAGGATTAAACCTTCGACAGTGGGCTGGATTGATTAAGTATGCTGATCACTTCCTAGGTTGTGACAGTGTTGGTCAACATTTAGCACACATTGTTGGAACAAAGAGTACTGTAATACTAGGATCAACATACCCAATTAATGTTTCTTATCCTAATGATTCAAACATGAATATTGTAGATTTTGGTGAGGAAGAACGTCAGTATTCTCCAATTAGAATTACAATGGATGAGACTGTAGATAGACATCATGAAACTATTATGACTATGACAGGACCTATTCAAGATTATGTTGTTAATACGGTACTAGGGAAAAAACAAAAATGAAAGAAATAAAAAAGACTGGTTGGATTGCGGCAATCGCACGTGGGCATAATTCCGGCGTGTGTTTAATGAAAGACGGTGAAATTGTTTTTTCTATTGAAGAAGAACGACTAACTAGACAAAAATATGATGGAGGTCCTTATGCTTCTATTATGAAAATTTTAGAATACACAGATAAAATTGATTATCTTGTTGTAGCTCATACACAATCGTTAAAAGATACAGCAGGTACAGTTGACTATACAGGCGATGATGTGTATACAGGTCTAGCACGTAAAATGGGCTTAATTGAAAATAGAGGAGTTGATTTACATAATCATCCTCAAGTAGTAGACCTAAGTTATATGCATCATAAACTTCATTCAGCTTGTGCTTTTTTCCGTTCTGGTTTTGATGACGCTGTTAGTTTAATTGTTGATGGCGCAGGCACATTTATTCAAATGGCTTATGATAATCAACCGCTATGGGTTTGGGAAGTCGAATCTATTGTAGACTGTAACTATCCAGCAGAGTTTAAAACGCTGTATAAACATTACGGAACAAAAGAGGCGATTTCGTCTAATTATATTCCAGATTTATCAAGTGAACAATTTGGCGAGCCGGGTGAAACACACGAAGCATGGTTAACTGACAGAGCCGGAATTGTAAAAACTTATGAAGGTGTAACTGAGTATTGCGGCTGGAGTTCAATTGAAGCAGGCAAAACTATGGGGCTATTTCCATATGGAAAACCCAACGATGGTATTCCACCGTTGTTTGAAAAAGTAGGAACTGCTGAGTTTAGTAACAGAAACGCAATTATTCCTCTTTATCCTGCTAGTGGTAGAGTAAATTCTGTCTTGTATGAAGCACTAAATGAGTGGCCAGAAAACCCAACAGATGATGTAACTCTGTTACAAAGCAGACGTGACTTAGCGTATGCTTGTCAAACAGAAACACAAGAACAGGTTACTAATTTAATCCGTAAAGCAGTTGAAATGACAGGTAAAAAGAAAGTTGTTATTAGTGGTGGCTACGGACTTAATTGTGTTGCTAACTATCATTACCTTGAAGCATTAAAAGGTGAAGGCATTGAAATTTATGTTGAACCTATTTCAAATGATGCTGGAACTGCTATGGGCGCCGCCCTTATGTTTTGGCATGCCCAAGAAGGTAGTTCAGAAATTCAAAAATTAGATACACTGTATCTAGGACCACAATATAATTATTCAGATTCAGATATTTCTAGTGTTGTTGAAAAATATGATGCTGAAGTAAAAGATGCTACAAACGAAGACGTAGTAGCATTACTTAAAAACAGAAATATCGTAACAATTTTCCAAGGTCGCTCCGAGAATGGTCCAAGAGCCCTTGGAAATAGAAGTATTCTCTACGATCCAACTGATCCTGATGGCAAAGATCACGTCAACAAGGTTAAGCATAGAGAATACTTTAGACCATTTGCTGGTACTATTCTTCATGAACATGTACACGAATGGTTTGATCTACGTGGCATGGATGAAACACCGCATATGATGTATGCTGTAAATTGCCAGCCTGGTATTGAAGAAAAAATTCCTTCAATCATTCACGTAGATGGTACCTGTAGAATTCAAACGGTGAAACGGGATCAAAATCCTCACTATTATGATCTTATTAAATCATTTTACGATGCTACAGAGATACCAATCATTTTCAACACAAGTTTTAATCTTGGTGGAGATCCTTTGGTCGAAACACTTGATAATGCTGTTGAAACGCTAGTTCGAAGCGAAATTGAATACTTGTATTTGCCCGAGTACGGTAAGCTAATCACAGTTAAGAACTAGCACTAAGCCCCCTTAATTGGGGGCTTATCTTTTTCTTTAATTTTGGTTAAATACACTACAACAAGGGATTAATAAATGAGTTTTCCAACATTCTTTTCACGTGGTGTACACAACACATTACTGTTTAAAAACGGCGGCCAGTTTTTATATAACGGGCCTTGGACTTCTATATTTCAAGATACTGAAATAGATAGATGGTATGTTGGAGATTTTGCCAGTGCTACATATAATATTACTGTCGAAGTAGATTCAAACAAAAAAGAAACTCTACAAGTGATGGTAGTTGCTAGACCAGATGAGGCTAACTTTGCTGTATTTGGCCGTGCTTCTATTGATGACGAAATTGTAGATATTAGTGCTGAAGTTAATGACAGTTATGTAAGTATCAAACTGTCAGCTAAGATTACAGCGTTTGAAGGTTGTAAAGCAATCTTTAATGTTAGCTATAGCGGATCAATTAATACACTTGTTCCGCCAGTTAATAAAACATTCTTAGTACCTAATACACAACCTGACCCGACTCCAGGCGGCAGCGGCGGCGGTGTTAATAGCGGTACGAACATTGTATTAACAGCAATTGATTCTCATATTGTTCCTGATACCGACGCTACATATAATTTAGGTAGTATAACAAATACCTGGGATAACTTATATGTAAAAGATACTGTATACTTTAATAACGCACCGATTTCAGCAACAGGTAGTACTATTAATTTACCCGAAGGTACAAAGATTGATGGTGACATAGTAAATTATTTTAATAGAATTATAGTACCTGGACAAAACGATATTGTATCATCAAGTACAAACGATAACCTTACATTAAGAGCTGGATCTAATATTGATATTACTTCAGATCCTATCACAAAAGAAATTATAATTAATTCAACCGGTGGCGGCGGACAGGCGGTGGCGGCAGTGTCAGCTAATTCAGGTCCTAGTTTTGGAGTAGTAGCTGTTGCGGGACAAGACAGTTTGATTGCTGACAGAGAACAAGATCAGCTAACATTAACTGCTGGCGCAAACATCATTCTTACAACTGATTCGGTAACTGATACTGTTACAATTAGTGCTATCGGCGGTGGTGGTGGTGGTGGCGGAACAGCCAGTACTGTTATTGTTAATCCTGTTACATCAAACACTTATCCATTAGTTATGGCTAGCGGAACTTCAAGTATTAGTGGAAATATCTTATATGCTAATAGCGGCATCACAGTTGATGTTGATACTTCTACACTAAATGCTACAGCACAAACAGCAAGATGGGCTGACTTAGCAGAGAAATATGAAGCCGATAATAATTACGAACCTGGTACGGTTTTAATATTTGGAGGCCCAAAAGAAGTAACAGCGGCAACAGGTATTGGAAATAGAAAAGTAGCAGGAGTAGTTTCAACTAATCCAGCATTTATCATGAATAATGAACTGTCTGTTGAAAATACTGTAACTGTTGCTTTACAAGGACGAGTTCCATGTAAAGTAGTAGGAGAAGTAGCCAAAGGAGATATGTTAATTGTTAGTGATATCGAAGGTGTAGCAACTGCCAGTCAAGATCCTAAGATGGGAAGTGTAATTGGAAAAGCATTAGAAGGATATAGTGATACCCAAGTGGTAGGCACAATAGAGATTGTAGTTGGTAGATTATAAGCACATAAATACACTAGATAGGAATTAAAATGGCAGTAAATTATACTAGATTAAAAAGTAAGTCAGGTTTTGAGAGTCCGGGATTTTTAGTTAATACCGCTGGCAATATAGCCGCTACGTCATTAACACTCGATAACAGTATTTCTGTTCCTGAAATTAGTACAAATACAATTACTATTTCAAACCAGCCATTGTTTACTAATGGCGGAACAACACTGTCGCCGACAGTTATTGGCTCTAGTTTAATTTCAGTAGGAACTTTAAATGGATTAACAGTTGATGGCAATACCAGATTAAGAACTAACGGTGAGAACAAAATTAGTATTATTGATGGTAAAGTTGAAATCAAGAGTACTACCAGAGGCGCAATAGAAAACGTAAATATTGGTACAGAAAGTCCAGGAACGTTAAGAGCAACATCTATTAATGTTGTAGCTGATCAAGGGTCGCCGGCAAGTTTAACTGCATCAAACGCTAATATTAATTTTAATTCTAGCGTTATTGCTGGAACAGTTGCTTTTACAACAGCACCTAGTTCCGGGACAGCACCGGTAAACGGCGGTGATTTAGTGAGGAAAGACTACGTGGATAATAACTCAATTGCTTACGCAGTGGTATTTGGAGCATAACGAATGGCAAAGACCAAAGTAGAAAATTACGTTTTTCGTCCTGGTATTAGTTACAACGGTAACAAGTATCCAGCGGCATACAGTGCTCTTAATAGCAACAAAGACTTTTTAAAAGCAGAAGCAGTTGCTTATATTAATTCTAGAATTACAACAGACACTAATGCTAGTTTGTTTCCAACTGGCGCAGATTTATTTTTTGAAAATATTGATTTTCTAACATTAGAAACATTACTTTATATTGAAGATAGACGAGACGCAGGCGCCCCTGGATTTTTTAATTATACATATAATCAAGATAAATGCGAAAGAGATATTGGATATGTACTAAACGCAATCCATAAAGATTTACGTTGGGGCGGAAACTGGAACACAAGATACATTGCTAGTTTTTACTGGATCGATGATACTCCGCAAATTGACGGTGATAGACAAGCAGAAATATTAACATATCAGTGGCTTGAAGGAATTGTCAACAGCAATATTATGACTGGTACAGCCTTTGCTAGCTACCAAGATCCTGGCGATTCTACATACGAAACACAATACACATCAGGCGCACCGGCCGAAGCTGGAGTTTCAGCAAGAATTACAGAGCTATTTTCAATAATTTATAATGTTATTGAAAATGGACTAACAGCACTTCCAACAGAAGTTTTATCAACATATCCTTTCGCAAACTACACATACAATCAAGCAAAATGTGAACGTGATACCGAGTACGTACTAGATGCTTATTTGTATGATTTAAGATACGGTGGCAACGAAAAAATTAGATATGTTGTTAGACATTATTGGGAAAAAGATACAGCACAAATTGACGGTGATAGACAGCCCGAAACTGAAACACATAGATATCTAAGTAATGTAATACAAGACTATATCATTACTAATACTGAATATGAAAATAAACTTAATACTACTGTAGACCAAGTTATAGAAGAAACACAGTTTGTAAGTGGTACTGCTGAAATCATTGAAGCAGATACATTAATTCTTCTTGCTGTAATTAGAAATGGTATTTCGTCATTGCCTAGTTTAGTCGAAGCTGGATATACAAAAGTATCATTCGCTGGAAACTATACTGGAGAAGATATTCTTCTAATAACAAATACTACAGCAAATACAGTAATTTATAATTTTAGTGCTAATACACTAGGAGGTACAGTAACTCAAGAAAAGTACGATGATATATTTGGCGATAGACCTAATGAACAATTTAGTACATTTTTACAAAAAACAGATACTGTAACGGAAATCCATTTAACTGCTGATACGTCAGAGGCTAGTGCTTCGGACGATATACAAATTTTTATTGAATATACAGAAAACGGAAAAAGTATTACAACAACTAGACCGTTTGATTTTGGTACAGATGCTATTGAACGTATGCGTATTGCTCCTCCATTGTCAATGCTTGATGCTGACTTTGAGTACGGACTACAGCCTACTAAATGGAGCGCCATTGCTACACAGCGTGGTTATCCTTCAATTTACGAGGTTCCTGGAACTGAGTTAAATGTAGCCACCATTACTTCTGATGCTTCAGAAACTACAGACAATATTGGTTCATCTATTATAACAGTTAATACTATTGGAAATCATGGATTTGAAGCAGGACAACCAATAACAGTATTAGGTCTAGATCAAAGTGTACTTGGTTATGCTAGAGCAGAAGGATCATTTGTAGTAATTACTGTGCCAGATGGAAATACATTTACATATTTTGCGAAAGGTAAGGTTGGTGTTACTAGCGGTGTAGAAATACAAACAAACTTTGCTCAAATTAGAGAAGGCGGGTTTTATACAGGGGCTAGCATTGGTAATCCAACATTTAGTGTTGTATCACAAGGAACCTCAGGCGATATTACAACTCAATTTAGAACATCTCCCAACACTAGTAGAATAGCATATACTGGCATTGCTCCAGAAGTAGGAGCTCCTATATCAGGAGGCGGCCTTCCTTCAGGAACACAGGTAACTGGTGTTGTTGGCGGCGGCGGCATTGTGGTTTCGCCAGGACTTATTGGAACATATCCGCCGGGAACTACAACAGTAACAGTTAGTAACCCTACAGGAGTTGTTCCAAACTTAGGTTTAGATGACGGTGACGGAAACTTAATACTTGTTGAAGACATTTCAGGAAGTACAATCGATCTAAGTGATCCTACTACTGGAACACTGGTAGGTGATGTTCAAACTTATACAGGAATTACAGGTAGTAATGTTGTAGGTACAGGTAGCGAAGCTTCGTTTAATGTTACGAGAGGTTCAGATCAAACGTATGTTACTGTAGAAGTAGACAGTGGTGGTTTTGATTATGCTATAGGCGATACTATTAAAGTATCAGGAAGCGATATTGGGGGAACAACACCTTTAAACGATTTATATATTACTGTAGCAGGCGCTGATGACGGAAGTACCAGTAACATTACTACAGTGCTGTGGAGAGGTGAAGCTAACCCTATTCCATCTCAAACAATTATTGGAGTTAATGATTCAAATTATACCACAACTGGAACAGGTTCTGGAGCAACATTCGATATCGAAAGAGGAAGTACAGATTATACTGTATCACTTAACTTAGCAGGTACTGGCTTTGCTTCTGGAGATGATATTATTGTTCCTGGTAGTATTTTTAATAATAGTACTTCTCCAGCAAACGATGTTACAATTTCAATCACCAGTATTGCAGATTCATATTCAAATGTAGCACAATCTTCTACATCAGGCATAGGTTCAGGAGCATTGTGGGATGTAGATAAAGAAGGTTCTACATATACAACAGTCACTCAAGCATTACTGGCTGATAGTACTATTGGTGACGGGTATGCGTTAAATGATACTATTACACTTGACGGATCAGACCTTGGTGGAGTAACTTCTACTAATGATATTACTATTACTGTTACTGAAGTTGCTAAAGTTTATAGTGACTTAGTAGCATCAGGTTCAGCAAGCGGAACATTAGCTACGTTTGGAATAGTAAAATTAGGAACTGGATATAGTTCCTTAGTAATAGTTGATTCAGGCGATGGTTATGCTATTAATGAAAGTTTAACTATTGACGGAGCATTGCTAGACGCTACAAGTTCTACAAATGATGCTACATTCCAAGTTAGTCAAATTGAAAAATCTTATACTAATCTTAGCCAAGATTCATCAACTGGATCTGGTACAGGAGCAACATTTAATGTTACTAAAAATGTTGACGGCACAGGCGGAACTTATAGTGTTAGTGTTAGTTCAGGCGGACTTGATTACAACGGCGGCGACGAAGTTCGTATCCTAGGAACACAACTTGACGGAGCATCTCCTGCTAATGATCTTGTAATGACTGTAGACGCTCACGACGGCGCAGGGGTATTAGAATCAGTTACAGTAACAGGTACAGCTGGCGGTACAGGCGGCGTTCAAGCAGTATCTAACTTAGCAGGTACAGCTGGCGGTACAGGATTTATTAGTGCGTATACATTTACTGGCACAGCAGGCGGCACAGGTAGAATATTCCAATTTACAAATACAGGTGTAGCCAACGGCTCTGAAACATTCTTTACCGTTTCTGGAATTAATGTTGCAACACAAGGTTCAGGAGCATCCTTCCAAGTTACTCGTAGCGCAGGAACATATTCAGTTGGCATTGAAGGCGGCAGTGAAGGAACACTGTATCAGCCTGGAAACAAAATATTAGTACCAGGAAATATTCTTGATGGATTAACTCCATCGAATGATTTAACTATTACAATTTCAAGTATTGGTGCTAGTGGTGAGGTTGTATTAGCATCAGCAAGTGGAACACCAGTAAGCGGAGCATCCTTTGATCTATACAGTACTATTTTAATTAGTGAGAATACTGTAACGGATATTCCAAGTGGAACAGTGTTAACATATGAAGCTCTAGCTACACTAGAAGTGTCGTTTACAGCCCCGCATGGTATTGTGCCTGGAGGAAACTTTATTACTACAATTGGTTCAGATGATGGCACAAATAATCATAATCTTGTAGCAGGAAGCTTCAGTGCTACACAAGTACCAAGTTTATCATCATTGAGGTTTAGTGCTAGAGCACCAGGAAATATTGATGTAGCCAATGGTGGCGTTGAAGGAGAAATATATACAAGACCAGACAGTTTCTTTGTTCACAGACCGTTTGACGGTGGCGTACAACTAGGTACAGGTGGCCCACAATATGGTGCGCAAGCGATACGTCAAAGTAAAAAGTATATTCGTTACCAGTCAGGTAAAGGTATTATGTATACAACTGGTGCGCTATTTGCGCCAAGTTATGATATTTTAACTATTGACAGTAGTAGTATTGAAGTTGGGTCTACCGTAACAGTTGAACTAGGCGATAACGATCATGGTCTACAACCAGGCGCGGAAATTAGAATTATTGGATGCGAAACTGCCGGGTATAATGGCGATTATTATGTAGACGATGTAGTTAATGAAAGAGTATTTACATATATTTCTACACGTAGACTTGGTTCTAAGAGAGCAATTTTAAGCCCTGAATGTCAAGTATCTACTTTACGTTGGACGGGTGCGTTTGTGCGTTCGGGAATCTTTGATGATCAAAATGGAATTTTTTGGGAATACGACGGCGAGTCAATATCAGTAGTACAAAGAACATCTACTAAACAGATTGCCGGAACTATATCAATTAATCCTGATAGTAATGTGTTAAATGGAGCAGGAACACGCTTTACAGATCAGCTAAAAGCAGGAGATAGAATTGTTATTAAAGGTATGACACATGTTATTTCTAACATTGCTTCTCAAACTTTAGCTTACGTTGCTCCTGATTTTAGAGGAGTAACACCTGTTGCTGGAGCAAAAGCAAGTTTAGTACAGGATAAAAGGGTTAAACAAGAACATTTTAATTTAGATAAGATGGATGGTAACGGTCCAAGTGGATACAATCTAGACATTACAAAAATGCAGATGATTGGTATTCAATATTCATGGTACGGTGCTGGATTTATTGATTATATGGTACGTGGAGCGGACGGTAACTTTATATTCTGTCATAGAATTAGGAATTCAAACGTAAACACAGAAGCATATATGCGTTCAGGTAACTTGCCTGTACGTTACGAAGTTACTAATGAAGGACCTGTTGTAAGACTTTTATCAGATGTTAGTAATACACAAGACTTTTTAGAACTTGACGATATAACAGGATTTCCGGAATCGGGAACAGTGTATGTTGATAATGAGATTATAAAGTATGCGACAATTGATACAGCTCAAAAACGATTAACTGGTCTTACTAGAGGATCAACATATAATTTATTTGCTCAAGGAGCAGATAGAGTATACTCAGCTGGCGCTACAGCAACACATGACGCAAGAACAGGAGTTGTTCTTTTAACAAATACAACAACACCGCTGATATCTCACTGGGGTTCAGCGTTTATTACAGACGGTGGGTTCGATGAAGACCGAGGTTACATTTTCTCATACGCTGCAACGGGTATTGAAATTACCAGTGTTAGATCTACGGCATTCTTGCTTAGACTAGCACCTAGTGTTAGTAATGCTGTTACAGGAGACTTAGGTGAAAGAGAACTACTAAACAGAGCACAATTACTACTACAAGGTATTGAGGTTACTTCCGACGGAGAAGTTGGTGGATCGACTATCCAAGGTGGTATTATTGTTGAGGGAGTGCTTAATCCGCAAAACTACCCAATAAATGTTGCTGACGTTGCTTGGTCAGGGCTAGCAACACCATCACAGGGAGGACAGCCTAGTTTCGCACAGATTGCTCCGGGCGGTTCGATTGACTGGGGCGCTACAACAGTTACTACAACAGCAACAGTTAGTGGCGATATTGATACAGGTTACAACTATGTTCCAGTGCTCAACAATGAATTTAACACACCATTAAGTTTGACCTCGTCAAGTTATAATAGTACAGGTCCAGTTCTTATTGGATCAGAAATTTATTCTCAAAATCCAAGTGCGTATACTGGCGGATTTGCTGGCACATACTTTGTTCTAAATGTTAGATTTGTAAATGGAATATACGACGTAGACTTCCAAGCACAATCAGGCAGAACCCAGGCAACTACAAGAGTTAATACTTCTTCAACAGTTAGATTTTTATACAGAGCATTTACTGGAAGAACATCTAGATTGCTGTTTACTCAAGCAAGTTGGGAAGCATCGGGAGCAACAGTAGGTACTCCAGTAAGTTCTACTGATACTAACTGGCCAGGTGGTACTGCGGTATCAAGTGTTCAAAAACTAGTACAGGGACCTACAACATTTTATGAAGTTACATTTAACCAAACATCGTTGAATGATATTAATCCAAGTGACACTGTAACATTTGAATTTGGTGAGGCGGGATATGCCGAACCAGGCGAAACAGTATTCAAATTTATTGCTGTGCCAGGCGAACGTTCAGAGCTAGATCTAGCACAGTTGAAAGAATTAACTAATACTACACTAGGTGGTAGAGGTACATTCCCGAATGGACCTGATGTGTTAGCGATTAACATTTATAAAGCTACTGGTGACGATACAGCAGGTAACATTGTTCTTAAATGGGGCGAAGCACAGGCATAATAAGCCTGATTTACCCTCTCTAATTAAGTGCGCAGATAACTATTTGTATGATTACAGTTATTGGCGACTTCATTTTAGATATATTCGAATACGGTGTTTCGGACAGAATAAGTCCAGAAGCTCCTGTTCCAGTTATCAAAACAATTAAAACAGAGTATGCGGCAGGCGGTGCCGCAAACGTTGCTCAGAATCTCAGCACATTAGGATGTAAAGTTAATGCTATTGGTAAAGTTGGCTGTGATGAAGAAGCAGTAATGCTTTCTGAATTCTTATCACCAATCTATGTAAGTTATCTTAAAGATAACGATTGTCCTACTATTACAAAAAAACGTTTAATTTGTAATAATCAACAGATTGCTAGAATCGATAACGAAAAAAGATTTTCAAATCCTATTAATGTTGAGCAGTACTGCAGTGAAGATACTCAGTATCTTATTGTAAGCGATTATAACAAAGGTACCATTGGAGATTGTTCAGAGCAGTTTGAAAAATTAAAAAATAGAAATATTAAAGTTATAGTTGATCCTAAACAAAATCTTCATAATTATAAAAATGCTTGGTTAGTAAAGCCTAATAAAAAAGAATTTGCTGAACTTGTAAACGATTTTAAAGATTACGATGATATGATTCGCAAAGGCATACTTGCTTGTAAGAAGTATAACTTCGAATATATGCTTATCACACTAGGCCCAGACGGAATGATATTAGTCGGCAAAGACGGATACATTCAAAGACAATCGAGTTTTGAAACTGAGGTTTTTGATATTACCGGAGCAGGCGATAGTACACTAGCAGGTATTGTTTATGGACTAACAAATGATTACACATTAGAAGAATCATTAGAAATCGCCGCTAAAGTAGCAAGTATAGCAGTTAGTCACAACGGCACATACTGTGTAAAAGAAAAAGATATTAAAGAAAAAGTTGTTTTTACAAACGGGTGTTTTGATGTATTACATCTGGGTCATTTAAAATTATTAAAATTTGCTAAACAACAAGGTGATAAATTAATTGTAGCAATAAACAGTGATGCTAGTGTTAAGAAACTTAAAGGAGACAGTCGTCCAAAGTTTAATCAAGAAGATAGAAAAACAATGCTCGAAAGCCTTGCTATTGTAGACGAAGTAATTATTTTTACCGAAGATACTCCTTATGACTTGATTAAATCTGTAAAACCAGATATAATAGTAAAGGGCGGAGACTACACTGTTGAAACAACTGTTGGACATGATCTAGCAGAAGTTGTAATCTTTCCAAGAGTAAAAGATTATAGCACATCTAAAATATTAGAGGAAACTAAATGACACGACTTGAAGGCAAAGTAGATAAAGGTTGGGGCTATGAATTAATTTGGGCAACCAACGACAAATACTGCGGTAAGATTATGGTATTTGAAAAAGTAGGAGCGAAGTTTAGTATGCACTTCCACAAGGACAAAGACGAAACTTGGTTTGTTAATAATGGAAGATTTAAAGTACGCTGGATCGACACTAAGGAAGCAAAATTATTTGAAAAAGAATTAAAAGACGGTGACACTTGGCATAATCCTCCGTTACAGCCTCATCAGCTTGAAGCTCTAGAGCCAATGAGTAGCATTACTGAAGTTAGCACACCGGATTCGGTTGAAGATAATTTTAGAATTATTCCAGGTGATAGTCAACAGCAGGAAACTTAATGATTTATATAGTTGATATAGACGGCACTATAGCATCTACAAAAAGTAGCAACTATAAAGAAAGCCAACCTATTACAAAACGCATTGAACAACTAAACAAGCTATACGATGAAGGCCATGAAATTCATTACTGGACTGCTCGAGGAGCACAATCAGGAATGGATTGGTACCTCTTCACAAAATCTCAATTATCCGACTGGGGAGTTAAATATACATCGATAAAGACATCTAAGCCACATTATGATTTATGGATAGATGACAAAGCAGTTAATTCGGAAGAGTATTTTAAATGATTATAGTAACAGGAGCACTTGGATTTATTGGTTCAAACATTGTTAAAGAACTTAATAAACAAGGACGAACAGATTTAATCTTAGTTGATGAATCAAAAAAAGCAGACAATATTGCTGGATGTGAATACAAAGCATTAATACAAATGCGAGAGTTTTACGCTAATTTTAATGATTGGAAAAACATAGAATGTGTATTCCATAATGGAGCAATAAGCAGTACGACAGAAACAAACAAAGCAAAGATTGATGGGTACAATATTAAACCGTCAATTAAATTATTACACGATTGTTTGGAGCATAATATTTTATTTTCATATGCTAGTTCTGCTGGAGTATATGGTACAGATTTATATTTTAAAGAAGATGCTGAACCTAATCCTAAATCTTTGTATGCTGAAAGTAAAGCAATACTAGATAAAAAAGTTGAAGAAATTTTAAAAGTAAAGCCCGATGCTAAAATTCAAGGCTGGCGCTACTTTAATGTTTACGGTGAAGGCGAACAGTTTAAAGGTGACCAAGCAAGTCCTGTACACAAGTTTACTAAGCAAGCAAAAGAAAAGAAAAAAATTTATATATTTGAAGGAAGCGAAAATTATAAAAGAGACTTTGTGTGTGTTAACGATGTTGTTAAAACAGTTATACAAGCAAGTAAAGAACCATTTAACGGGGTATTTAATCTAGGTACTGGCAACGCTATCAGTTTTAAAGAAGTTGCTGAAATTATTGCTTCTAGATATAATGCTGGTATTGAAGAAATTGCGTTTCCTAAAAATTTAGAAGGCCAATATCAAATTTTTACAAAAGCAGATATGAGAAAATTAAATGATGTTATGACATTGAGCGACTTTGAATCAGTCGAGCAATATGTTTCTCAGTCTTAACTTGATCGTCCATTTTCTTTTTATGAGCGTTTAGTCTGTCTTTTAATTGAGTGTGTGTATTATAAGTCATAGAATGACTATCGAGCGATAATGCTTGTTTATCAAACTCATCTACAAGATTCTTAAACGTTTTATACATTTCTTCAAATGCTTTTTGATCGGCACCGTGTAAGAAATTAATATACTTTTCATATATTTCGCAATCTCTACGATAGCTTGAGCTTTTTTTAATTGATATCATAACTCTTTCCTGTTGCTATTATTGTTTCAATCTTAACTTGAATAATTTTATTTGATAATGTATTCTTCAAACCAATATGTACATTTTTAGGTAAGTCATCTAGTGTTGACCAACAGTATGTTCCGCTTGGACTAACAAATTCATGATCAACTAAAACAGCATACGTACTATATTCAAATCCACTATCTTTACTAGTATAAAGTTCAATAGGAACAAATTTAGCGTCCGGCAAATTGTAAGAAGATAACATAGATTGGGCATCTTCTATTACAGATTTTTCTCTAATAAAAGTAGGTACAGTCCATTTGCTTTCCCATAGTAAGAAAACTCTACTGGAAACTGTTGACAGAAATAGAATACCGGCACGTTTTTGCATACAATTATATATTAAGGAATTAGATCAAAACCCCAATATCCGGCTGTATATTCGCCTTCAAAGGATTTAAGCCATTGCTCGCCGTCCCACATATATTGTATCATTGTGTTTTGATTTTGTA